TACTGCAAATGCAAATGCCACAGTACTATCAAGTAATACAATTTCTACATTAAATTCAATAACAGGAACAGGAACAGGACCGTTTGGTAATCCTGTAATGTGCGACTACCTGGGAGCCGCAACTGGCATACCTTACACCAGTTTATTTACAACATTAAATACCAATTACGTTGCAGCCGAAGGAACATTATTGGCCAACGTAACTACACTTAATGCAGCAGTTACTGGCTATATCGGAAACGCTAATATTACTCCAGTACAAAATGCCGTGACAGCAATTAATTCAACATTGACTGCATTGTCATCAACTGCACTGACTTCGGGGCAGACAGCTTACTACAAAATATTAAATAAAATCACCAACGAAATTACAAACTTAACTGATGCTGGAGTAACCTTTGGGTCTGGCACAGCACAGATGTTAGAAAACTTTGCACAACGAATTGGTGCACTATCTTCTGACGCTACCCAGTTTCAAACTTATCAATTTTTTGGTAATTTAGTCACCAGTGATGTCTACGGCGACACTATCAAATCGGCCACTGCTGAGTCAATCAACAACAGTTTATTTGCCGCGAGGGGAATTACGTTAGACAACGATCCAAATCCTGCTCGTGCATTGGCTCAAGCTCAACTTCAAAATATACCGTTAACTACGTACTTATCACAGAATAAGTAGGGTTATAATGGCAGTTTTTTGTCCAGAAGCGTTACTTACCTTGACTTGCAATCACTTATATAGTATTATAACTCAATAGATATGTACTTAAATATCTAATGCCTTCTGCTGTATGGAAGGCATATTAACCTAAGGAGGACTTTATGAGAACGATTATTCAAACAATCGTAGCAATATTAGCCCTGACCGTAATGGCACCCGGTCATGCAGAAGAAGTAGCAGTACAGCAACAAAGTTTTTTTAACACCGTCAAAATACAAGCACAAGATCGCTTGGACAATTTAGTAGGTGCTATAATGAGTCCCATTGTAGACATCAACATATCAAGCAAGGATGTCGATTGCCTTGCAAAGAATATCTATTACGAAGCTGGTATGGAACCAGAAGAAGGCAAAGTGGCAGTAGCCATGGTTACCATTAATCGCGTCCGCGATGGCCGCTTTGGTAAAACAATTTGCTCAGTAGTAGATCAACGTACAGTCAGAGTTCGTACCATTGAAGTCTCGGAAGAGCGCATGGTGAAAACTGGTTACTTTGGTACACCAGAAAAACAAAAAGTCAAAACATTTGTTACACAAAATGCCGACGTGTGTCAGTTTAGCTGGCGCTGTATGTTTGTACACAAACCCAAGGAAACAGACGACCGATGGGAAGCTAGTCAAGAAGTTGCTGAACGTTTACTCAAAGGCGAGTATGTTACTTGGCAAAACAAGTATAGTGATGCACTATACTTCCATGCTACCGCAGTACGGCCTGCATGGGCAAAGTCTAAACAACCGGTGTCTAGGATTGGCGGCCATGTATTTTATGCGGACCGTGTCATCTAACTAAAATGTTCTTCGAAGCTCTAGAGCGTATTAAATCTTTAGCCACTAGACACAGTGGCAGGATTTTTACGCCAGAGCAATTTACTCGTTTAATACGTATGCAATTTCGTGATAGCCAATTACGATTCACTTGCATACGTAGTTCTCAATTAACCAAAAAAGACTTTTGGGTCGGCGGCGAGTACCGTCCTTACGAAGATAGTCATAATGAACCCTGTGTTTACATCACGTTGACTTTTGGTACCAAATGCCAACACGTAACTTTTAAAAACTACAACTGGGACTCGATTAGTTTTCATTTAGCCGATGTGGTTACTCACGAATACTTACATCAATACTATTGCCGAAAGCGTGGGTATCGACATGGTCGAGGATATCGTAGCGCATCAACTCTACGATACGGGGATAGTATGCAGGACTACCTAGGATGCGAAGATGAAATACTTGCACATGCTTTTAATGTTGCAAGCGAAATGGTGGTGTACGATAGAGCAATGACCAAGACCAAAGTGTACAGAACATATCAAAAATACTTTAGACAAGATCGTAATGTTATGTTACAATTAAAAAAACAAGTCGCTAAGTATATTAATAGACTGGAGCTAACATGACTAAGTTATCAGAAGAATTAGCAATCGAAGATGGTTTTTGCGAAGACGATATTAGCGAAGACGATTATGGATTTATATTTGGACCAGACGGCGAACTAAAATCGGCGTTCTTCCCTGACAATCTTCCCTTTAAGACTCCAGACAATATTCAGAAAATACTTGCACTATTTGGATATTCAGATCCTGAGCAGTTAATGGACATAGATAGCGGCACTCTGCACTAATTGACCTTAAATTCCCAATATAGTATAATTACTATATGAAGAATAAGATTGTTGCAAAATCCCCACGCAAAACACGCATTCACAATGTGTTGTTTTTTCGCGACACCCCATTCAGACCCCAACAAGTGGAGCTCAAAACCCGCTACAAACGCACCCAAAAACACCGTAAATTGGAAGACTAATTTCGGTTGTCCGTTAATTCCCAAAATAGTATAATACTTGTATAGTAACTAATAAGGAGTAGCAAATGTCTAAATTAATTTCGTATGTAGGTTTTAGCCGTGTAGCAGGTGAACTCAAGTTCCGCACAGCAGGTAATGAAGCCCGTGTATTGCAGTTGGCAAAATTGGGCGACACTGATGTTACTATGATGTTACTCCCTAAAGAAATGACTAAAAACGAAGCTGCTAAGTTTGCGCTCACTAACTTTTTTAAGAAAGTTGACGCAGAAGTAGAAGCCATGTTTGCGGCTAATGCCAAAGATGAGAACCCTTTTGCAAAACCCAAGGCAGTAGCAAAGACAAAAACTGTAGTGGCAAAAAATGTTCGATTAGTTGTTGGTACTACTTCAGTTGGTGCAGATGATGCGCCATACACTCCTAAGCAAGCGGCTAAGATCCGTGCAGAGTTTATGAAGAAGTTAAAAGCGGCTTACGAGGCTAACTAAGATGTATTACAAGAACGGTGACTTAGTAACAGAAGCTTTTATTGCTGGGTTACCTGTCTTGTACAAAACTGTTAAAGAGTATCCTACTTTGCGTATGGTGCCCATTGACAGACTTGATGGTGTTAGAGAAGGTTTAAATCGTTTAGGTTATAATTATCGTACTCGATATCGCGGTCCGCATTTAAGACAACGCGACACCTTAAAAAGAAATGCCCGTGCTTTTACAATTTACTTTAAGGAACAATCATGAACAGTTTATACAGCTATCTAGGTTATGAATATCGTCCGAGCGAAGATGTAGAAGAAGATAACATTAAGATCTTCCATGAGTGTTACAAGCATGGTCAACGAGTCGATATGCCGCGTGAGTTTTACAATCACAGTCCGTACAGTTTGTTGACGTTTGAAGAGTTTGTTGCGTGTGTACAAACAGTTGAAGTATTCATCCAAGGTTAATATGATCACAGTTATTGCTTATAAAAATGGTCAAGCAGTTAGACACGAACAATGCTTTGACGTGTTTAGTGCTGATGCAATAGCAGATGAATTAAAAGAATGTAGTTTATATGATGATGTACATATTGTAGAGGATAATGAATAATGTGGCCTAACGATACACCCCGTCCAGATAAAAATACATTTCGCATGACTATTCCACGAGATCAAATCCAAGGCTTTTTGGATGACTTAAACAAACTGCAACTGGACTATGTTGAGCAGGCGGTAGAAGCTAAAGCACGTCAAGGTTTCCCTGAAGCAACAGAAGCTATTAGTCGGATTATGAAACTATGAGAGATGTCGAAACTATAATTCGCGGAGTACTTGACAACAGTATATCTGTTAAAGATCTTACAGTAGCAGAATTGGATGCAGTAGTCGACGAGTTAGTTGACATTGGCGAAAGTCTATTAGACACAGAAAATCACGAAGTTGGTGTTGCTATGTTAGAAGTATTAGACCAAGCAATTGATTTGCGTAGCCAGGACTTGACAGCAGATTTTGAAAATGCTATACTAGCAGCAGAACAACGTGGTTCAACATACTGGGAGTTTGAAAATCCAAGCAGTCACTAAAAAAATTGGTTTCTGTTGCAAATGGATTGACCATGCTGGGCAAACTGAAGGTATTAAGCCCACAGATGATGCCAAGCGATATAATACCGGCACTACCACAGTTGCCTGGCTAAATAGACAATCTAGAGAAGTAGCGGAACAGAAATTATGGGACTTAATGGTTCAAAACATCGAGGCAACAAGATTGCTAGTGGAGCGAGTAAGTGAACTCCCAGCGCCTCTTCGTATGGTCCGTCTTAGCAGTGATATCCTTCCTTGTTATACCCATGGGGATTTTTCTAGTTATTGGCTGGAACCTTCTGTTGTATCATACGCCGAAACCCACTTTTCACGAGTGGGTGCTCATGCTAGGGCTCACGGGGTTCGCCTTAGTTTCCATCCTGGGCAGTTTACTGTTCTTGCATCATCTAATCCTGGCATTGTAGAACGTTCAATAGAGGAGTTTGAATATCATGCAGATATGGCACGTTGGATGGGTTACGGAAAAAAATTCCAAGATTATAAGATTAACGTACACATCTCGGGTAAACGCGGGCCAGAAGGTATCAGAGCCGCTTACAAAAAGTTGTCACCTGAAGCTCGTAACTGCATCACCATCGAAAACGAAGAAAACTCCTGGGGGTTAAATGATTGTCTTACCATTAGTGATATTGTGCCTATTGTGTTGGACGTTCATCATTATTGGATACGCGAAGGAGTCTATCTCCAGCCCAACGACGAACGTGTTAAGCGAGTTGTTGATAGTTGGCGCGGTGTTCGCCCTGCTATGCATTATAGCGTTAGTAGGGAAGATGTACTTGTGGGACATGCTACCGATCAAGCACCAGCATATCAGGCACTTTTGGTAGAAGGTTACAAAAAGCAAAAATTACGAGCACATAGTGACTTTTACTGGAATCAACCTGTAACTGATTGGGCCTTGAGCTTTTGGGACCAATTTGATATACAATGCGAATCAAAAGGTAAAAATCTAGCCAGTGAACAGGTATATAATCGGGCAAAACAGTTAGGTTTATAAATACTATATTGCCGAAGTTAGGTCTTAGTAGTACCCCAAAGCCCGCTTTATGCGGGCTTTGTTCTTTTCAGATAAATACTCAATAACAAGGTTAAAACAATGAGTATTTTCGCTAACGTATTTGTAGGTAACACAGCTAACGACGGAACAGGCACACCGTTACGTAACGCATTTGAGATAATTGACCAGAACTTTGCTAATATTGCTGGCGGAAGCGCAGGCGCACCAGTGCAAAGTGTTGCTGGTCGAGGTGGCAATGTTATTTTAACAGTAAATGATGTCCAAGGTGTAGCCAGTAACGTTTATGTAGCAAGTCTATTCAATGGATATGCTTATACAAATTCTAATGTGGCCAACTACTTGCCCACTGACTCGACTATCATTGCAATACAAACCAGTGTTAACCTGGCCAATGCCGCTATCGTTACGGCCAACACAGGTGTAGTTGGGTATGTTAATACCCTGGTTACCAACCTGGCAGGCACGATTGCCAACACATCAAACGATCATAACAATTTAAACAATGCAGTAACTAATATTACCACGTTGTTTAGTAATGCTGCCTCCCAGACAGTTAGTATCAACTTGATCAATGCCAACGTGACAGCCGCCAATGCCGCTATTGTTACAGCAAACTCTGCTGTGGTCAGTTATGTCAATGCACAAGACAGTTTATTGCAAGCAGAAATCACTGCCGCTAATGTAGCGATTGCAAATGTATCTTCTGCATGGCAAGCCAATGCCGCGGTATTGTATGCTGACATACAGACTAATAATACCAATGAAGTTACCTTGGGCAACTATATCACAGCTGCCAATGCCGCTATTGTTACAGCTAACACAGGTGTGGTTAGTTATGTCGATACTTTAGTTACTAACTTAGCAGGCACAATCGCCAACACATCTAACGATCATAATAATTTAAACAATGCAGTAACTAATATCGCTACATTGTTCGGTAATGCTGCCGCACAAACAGTTAGTATCAACTTAATCAATGCAAACGTAACAGCCGCCAATGCCGCTATCGTTACAGCAAACTCTGCTGTGGTCAGTTATGTTAATGCTCAAGACAGTTTATTACAATCAGAAATTACTGCCGCTAATATTGCGATTGCTAATGTATCAACAGCATGGCAAGCAAATGCCGCAGTATTGTATTCGGATATTCAAACTAACAATGCCAACGAAGTTGCATTAGGAAATTATATTACAGCCGCTAATGCCGCTATTGTTACAGCTAACTCTGCGGTAGTAAGTTATGTCAACAATCTAGTAACCCCAATTCAGTCTAATATTGTTACCTTGTTGAACAATGCAAATAACTTATCTGGTGCATTGACCAACATTACTACATTATCAACAGGTGTTAATCTAATCAACGCCAACATAACAGCCGCCAATTTGGCCATTGCATCTTTACAAAGTAATGCTGCTACACAATCTGCACAAATTGTAGCCGCTAATGCCGCTATTGTTACAGCCAACACCGCAGTGGTTAGTTATATCAACTCACTAATTGCTCCAATACAGGCCAACACCGCAAACATATTAACAACAGATACAAACTTGGCCGGTGCATTGACCAACATTACTACACTAACAAATGATATCAATTTAATTAATGCCAACGTATCTGCTGCAAACATTGCTGGTATCAACGTAGCGTCGGAAATTACTGCTATCAATGCAAACGTAACAGCCGCTAACCTGGCAATTATTACAGCAAACTCTGCTGTGGTGACTTATGTTAATTCATTGATTGCTCCAATACAGGCCAACACCGCAAACATATTAGCCACAGATGCTACTCTGGTAGGAGCATTAAACAACATCACAACTTTGGCCGCAGATGTTATTTTAATTAATGCCAACGTAACAGCCGCCAATGCAAAAATTGCAACACAGGCTGGCACCATTACAACTCTCAATACTGACGTTGCGGCATTGACTGCAAATGTAACAACTGGACCATTTACAATTAGTGGTAACGTCCGAAGTGCTAACCTTATTGCCACAAACTCTGTGATATCAACTACAGGTTACTTCTGGGCCAATGGTGCAGAGTATGTGACCAGCATGAGTTCCACTGGTAATATTACTTTTGTTGGAGACAATATCAGTAGTGTTGACAACAGCGGCGGTATAAACTTTTATAGTAACGGTAAAATCCATATTGAAAGTCTAACTGGCTTCGACAGTAGTAATCCTGCATACTGGGTAGACATTGGTAATTTACAAAATGTCAATACTGGCAACCTAGGTATCAATTTTAGTAATGCTGGCAGTTTTGCCAATACTACAGTGGCAACATATGACTGGTGGGATGGTATTGGCGCTGGTCAAACAAACAATAGTTCTACCAAACACGCAACCTTTGGTCTATATCGTGGCGACGGAGTTCCGGGCAATGGCCAAACTCGTGCTTATATCACGTTTGATACAGGTAGTGCTGCCGCAACTGCACCTATAGCAGTTCAAGCCAATAGTGCAGTCATTACTAACGGCGATAATATCACAGTCGGTAACATATATACACTTGGTGGACACCTAAGAACTACAGCGCCAATTGCCAACGTGTTTAATTCAACTAACACATTGTATATGGGTATTGGTGCTAATGTTATCCTAATAGGTAATGTTAACAGCACAGTAACCACACAAGGCAATCTTGCAGTTACAGGTAATGTTATTTCTAACAATTATCAATTTGCAAATGGTGTTAATATTTTATCTACTGTTACTTCAAATACTGCAACAGTATCGGCATCACTACAAACGTTGCAGGCGAATGTTGGTGCGTTTGAGTTATATGCTAATGCCAACATTGGTGCTATAACAACATCTTTACAAACATTAAATGCCAACGTGGGCGCATACGAAATTGCCACAAATGCTAACCTAGGTACAGCAACTACAAATATTACTACCCTGTTTAGTAATGCTGCCGCCCAGACTACGCAAATTAATGCGGTTAATGCAAACGTAACAGCCGCCAATGCCGCTATTGTTACGTTACAAACTCAGACATACAGCAATGCAAACGTGGCCGCTTACTTGCCAACATACGCAGGTAACGTATCTGCTGGTAATGTAATATCTAACAATCACCTGTTTGCAAACGGTGTTAATATCTTATCTACTGTTACTGCAAGTAGTAGTATTAGTAGCGGTAGTAGTAGTGTTGGCTTCCAAGGTGCAGGTGGCAATATATTGCTTGATGTAGGTGGAGTTCAAGTTGCTACAATCTCACAAACACAGATAACAGTACTTGGTAACGTTGTAGCAACCGGCACAGTTTACTCCAGTGGCAACATTGCAATGGTATCTAATGTGGCAAGGTTTACTTGGGTATCTAACGTAGCACCGACTTCAAGTCAAGGTAGTGTTGGCGATATTTGGTATCAGACTTTTTAATATATGATAGCTACTAGCAACGTTAGCTCAAATTCATTTTCTATACCAATGGGAAGTTTTCCATCTGCGACTAATATTAACCAACTTGGGTTTTTAACTCCTACACAGATAGCAACAGCATACAACATGCCACTTTCCACTGGTTCTAACGTTAAAATTGGAATTATTAGTTTAGGAGGCGGATGGAACGCAACAGATTTTAATAATTCTATGAGTGATATGGGGCTAAATTCACTGGTTACTAGTGCTAACATTACTACAGTACTAGTAGACGGAGCTACAGGTAATGTTGGATTTAATACAGATGCCGACGGCGAGAATACTCTTGACTTATACTGCGTAGCCGGCATAGCACCTAAGGCTAATATTGTTATATATATCGGAACACCATCAGGACCCAATTACGGAACTACTAATCCGTTAGTGACCCCATCGCAGAATTTAACAACAGGATTTGGTAATCTTATTAATCGTGCTGTAAATGAAAACTGTGATATTATTTCGATTAGTTGGGCAACTCCAGAATCATTTATTAGTAGCGGAACAACTTATTATTTCGGAGACTGGCTTGCGGCCCCATTGGCAAATGCTGCCGCAAAAGGTATCAGTGTTCTTGTTGCGGCGGGCGATTATGGAAGTGAGGGGTATGCTAATGCTAATATAGTTAGTGTATCGTATCCAGCAACAAGCTCAAATGCTATTGCTGTTGGTGGAACTAACTTAACCTTGGGAACAGGCAATGTTCGACTTGGAGAAATTGTTGAAAACAGAGACCCATTATTTGGGATGGGGTGGGGTAGTGGCGGAGGAATTAGTACTACTATTCCTGTGCCAACTTGGCAATCCGGGTTAACATACAAACGCTATTTTGTATCTAATTTAACGGCTAGTTCTCCTATTACATTAACTACTAGGGGAATTCCTGACATCGCTGGACCAATGAACGCTTATGCTATGTGGTTAAACGGTACTCCGGCCGGTTATGGTGGTACTAGTGCCGCAACACCCATCATGGCAGGAATGCTGGCTAGATTTATGTCACTAAATGGAGGTCGCCGACCTATACCCAATGCTATACATCCTGTACTATACGGAAACTTAAATGCGTATTATGACATAACCACAGGGAATAATGCTACAACAACATATCTGAATGGATATGCCGCAAGTTCAAACTGGGATCCGGTTACCGGAGTAGGTGTACCGTACGGTAACGTAGTTTATCAAATGGTTGCCAGTGGCGGAACAACTGTTAAAACAACCGCAAATACTTGGAGTTATATAGCTAACGTACAGGTTAAAACAGCCGCTAATACCTGGAGTAACGTTAAGGCCATTTATACTAAGACTGTAAATGGTTGGAGCCAAACTTTTTAACGATAAATAACATACTATGTCAGCAAACGGAATCTCAACACTCGCAACCAAACAGGCCAAACAAGAGGCCAAGTTGGCCCTGGCCGCAACCAAACGTGCCACTGCTGGCACCACGGGATATAGAACACTACACACCTTAGATACTACAGAATTGCCTACACTTTATTCTGGAAATGTAGTAGTAGACAATGCCAATGTGGGAGGCCTAATCAAGGGCCGTCCGTGGAAGTAACTAAATATACAAACAGGATATTATTTAGAAGAATCGTAACCATAATTGTTGACAAACATCATTTATTGTAGTATTATTACTGAGCTAAAACTCAATAAATACAAACTATGATACTTGCTTACCTATTACTCATCACCGGTTTAACCATTAGCTCTGTAGCCATTTACTATTCAGTAGTTGGTCTCACAGCAATCTTCTCCGCGGCCGCTATCCCAATCATGATCATGGGTGCAAGCCTTGAGGTAGCCAAGTTAGTTTGTGCTACCTGGATCAAGCAATACTGGACACAAGTACCACGCTTAATGAAGACCTATATGGTTATTGCCATTGTGATATTAATGTTGATCACAAGTATGGGCATCTTTGGTTTCCTGAGCAAAGCACATAATGACCAAAACTTAGTATCCGGCGATGTACAATCCAAAATAGCAATCTACGATGAGAAGATTCGAACAGCACGTGACAACATTGATGCCGGCCGTAAACAGTTACGTCAAATGGATGATGCTGTTGATCAAGTAATGGCACGTAGTACAAGTGAAACTGGCGCTGACAAGTCGGTAGCTATACGTCGTAGTCAAGCTAAAGACCGTGCTAGCCTAGCTCGAGACATTGAATCAAACCAAAAACTTATTGCCCAATTAAACGACGAAGCTGCACCTATCCGTGCTGAAGTTCGTAAGGTAGATGCAGAAGTTGGCCCTATCAAGTACATTGCGGCATTTATCTACGGTACTACACCAGATGCCAACATGTTGGAAAAAGCAGTAACTTGGATCATTATCCTTATTGTTATTGTATTTGATCCCTTGGCAGTTATCATGTTGTTGGCAAGCCAAATGACATTTGGATGGCGGCGTGAGATTAGACAAGCACGTGCCAGTGCCGATGATGATGGTATGGTAGATAGTGATCCTACTATTATGCCTCCACCAAAAACTATATTCAATGCGTTTGCAGATGCATTAGAAAAGCGTATAAGCGACTACCACAACCTTAGAGAACGATTTAAGCCAAAGTCTAAGATTATTGCATTGACACCAGAGTTAGAGGAGGAACTGGGTAAATTAGAACCCTCTTTCCGCGAAGGCGATTACTCCCCGTATGTACCTCATCAGAATCTTGTAGATGTACTACATGACCTTGGTGATGTTCCTGTATTTGAACAACGTGAGGAACTTCCGTTGGAAGTCGAAGAACCTGTAGTAGATGAGCACCCATTCCGCGGCAAGGGAGTATCATATGGGATGCCAATGACTGCAAGTTATATGCAACCTAAATTGGTAGGAGAAGTACAAACGGAAATAGTGCCTGCTGAATCTGTTACACCATTTACATTTGAAATGATTGATGACGAACCTGTAGAAGAAATGTTTGAAGACAAACCGGAATCTGTAATCGAAGAAGAACCTGTACTAATTACTCGCATTGCTTTTCCAGAATCTAATTATAATATATCAATGGATGAACGTCCCGGCGATTATGTTGAAACTCCAAATGATTTATTATGGACTCCTGCTACTCAGGTAGACGAAGATGAAGCTGTTAAACAACTAATAGACATTGGATACTTAACCAACACTGGTGAAGTAAATCCAGAATACGTTCCAGACGAAACAGGAATTGCTCCCGACGAAGCTGTGGTTGAAACTACTCCTGTTACAGCAGTAACTCGAGAAGCAGCTCCAGGGCGCAATCGCCACGTTATGCACAGCCATATAGCAGTGGAAGCAGATAATGCTCCTGTGTTAGGCAAAGCCAGTCACAGTGACTTTGGCAATACATTCCCAACAAATCCAGAAAAAGGTGATACCTACTTACGTACAGATTACCTACCAAATCGTTTGTTCAAATTTAACGATTATAAGTGGATAGAGGTTGACAAAGACAACATTGACGTGTATGCTTACGAAGAAGAGTATATCAAGCATTTAATAAACGAAATCGCAGAAGGTCGTTACGATGTGGATAGTTTATCGGACTTAGAGCGCAGTAAGATTGAAGAATTTTTAAAGAAATAATAACCCAACTAAATAATATTATGGCATACTACCCAAAAAACGATATTGCAAACATGTGCAAAGGCAACACAGTCACGTTACGTGAAGGTGAACCCGTAGAGAAAGCTCTACGCAAATTTAAGAAGAAAGTCTTGGAATCAGGCTTGCTTCGTGAACTCAAAGAACGTGAAACTTACGAAAAGCCTACAACAGCACGTAAGAAAGCCAAAGCAGCGGCCAAGAACCGTTGGCGCAAAAAGTTACTGTCCGAATCCCTGCCTAAAAAACTTTACTAGCATGAAAATGTTGGACATGTATACCTTGTTGGTAGTTGACAAGCATAATATTCTTTTGGAATATTTACAGGAAAAAGAGTTAAGGGAATTGAATCCAGCATTAATGGAGCAGTGGAAAAAGTACAAAACTCTATTAGCTCTAGTAGATAAAAACAATCCCCGGACGAAATAGACGAAACCCAATTTGGTTAGTAGTATAAATATATTTGTAGATGCTGAATAATCGGGTCTACATTTTATAGTCATCTTGCTTAATAAAGGAGAAAACAAATGACAAATCAGTACACACTTCGCACCCTCGATTTACCTACACTAGCCGCACAAATGCATCGCAATGCCATTGGCTTCGATCAATTATTTGATCAGCTTAATCGCACAACCGGCTCCAAGGTAGACAACTATCCCCCACATAACATTATTCAATACGATGAGAATCATCATGCTATTGAAATTGCTATTGCTGGATTTGCGGAAGATGAACTTTCAATCGAACTAACGGATAATATTCTAACTATCACTGGAGAACAAGAAGTTCAACCAGAAATAGAAGGAACTGTTTATATCCACAAGGGTATTTCAAACCGCAACTTTACTCGTACCTTTACTCTTGCAGAACATGTAGAAGTAAAGAGTGCAGTAGTTAAAAATGGTATTCTGACCATTGCTCTGGAACGTAACATTCCGGAAGAAAAGCAACCAAAACAGATTGCCATTAAGTTTGCAAAATAAGTAGTTAGGCTGTATAATAAGGGATGAACAACAAATCATCCCTTATTCCTACCATGAGTGAATCAATGTCTAAAACTAGAACACATATAGAAGTGCGCCCCCGCATTGAAGTTAAATCCAATATTGCAGAACCGCCACAGTACAGAGTTGTTTATATCAATGACGAAACTACTACACAAGAGTTTGTAGTCGAAACACTTAAAATTATTTTTAATTATGATGAAGGTGCCGCAGAAGCAATTACCATGCGAGTACACGAAGAAGGTTCAGCAGTGGTAGCAGTATTACCGTACGAACTGGCCGAACAAAAGGGTATTGAAGTGACCCTGTTGGCACGTAACAACGGATTTCCATTACAAGTTAAAATTGAACAAGACGTATGATTAATAGGTTAAACTGACAAAAGGTGGTAAATAAACATAAGGAGAATACTTATGTATATTGGCTACATTTATAAAACAACTAACTTAATTAATAATCGTTGTTACATTGGCAAAAGAACAAAACCTATTTTTGATAAAGATTATTATGGATCTGGAATAGCACTACAATCTGCTATTAAAAAATACGGTAAAGATAATTTCAAAATAGAAATATTGCACTGGGCAAAAACAGTTGATGAGCTAAATCGGCTGGAAATAGACACCATTTCTTTATACGAATCATTAAATGATTTATATAATATTGCCAGCGGAGGTGATGGTGGCAACACTATATTAAATCATCCTAATAAAAATACCATAATTAATCAACGAAATATTGGGTTAACAAAGTGGCATGCTTCTTTAACAGAAGAAGAAAAAGCAACACGTTCAAAAAAAATAAGCGAAGCCAAAAAAGGAAAATCTAACGGACATTTTGGTTACAAACACACACCCGAAACAATAGAAAAAATAAAAGCATCGAATAAAAATTACACAAAATCGGCAGAATGGAAAAAAGCTCATGCAGAAGCATCTGCAAAACGAAAAGGAAAACCCTTTACACAAAAATATAAACCTGTTATAATAAACAATATAGAATATCCATCAATTAAAGATGCTATGATAGATTTGGGTATAAAACACAGGGCAACATTTTACACAATGGTAAAACAACAAAAAATATCAATGGTATATAAAAATGATCTTTAATAAAATACGAGAATTAAAAGAACAAGGTAAAAGAATTGGAATTACATTTAGTACTTTTGATTTAGGTCCTCACGCCGGTCATATTTCTATGTTGTCAGAAGCAAAAAATCATTGCGATTACTTGATTGCCGGCTTGCAAACAGATCCAACAATTGATCGTCCTGAAACCAAGAACCATCCTGTTCAAAGTATTGTGGAACGTCAAATTCAATTGGCCGCTTGTCGGTATGTAGACGAAGTAGTTGTTTATCAAACAGAACAAGATCTAATAGACTTATTATTAATATTACCACTTGACGTACGAGTACTTGGTGTTGAATACAAAGATAAAGAATTCTCAGGAAGAATGGAATGCATACGTCGGGGAATAGAGCTTGTATATAATGGTCGTGATCATTCCTTTTCTAGCTCAGGATTACGTAGACGTGTAGTGGAATCTGAATCTCTTAAAATTTTAAAGCAAGGATAAATTGTGGACATAATGTTAGATTTGGAATCACTAGGTACACGCCCAGATTGTGCTATTCTCACAATTGGTGCTGTTAAGTTTGATCCTTATACTGTAGATAGTTTTGGTGATAGCTTATATCATCGCATCGATGTTGATGAACAACTAGCCCTGGGACGTGAAGTACAGGAAGATACACTAGCATGGTGGGGACAGCAAGCACAGGATGTTCGTGAAGAAGCACTTAGCGAAGAAGGCCGTGTTAGTTTAGAAACTCTGTACCGAGACCTAAATCGGTTTTGTGTAGGTGTAACCAACATCTGGTGCCAAGGACCTGCGTTTGACATTGTTATTCTTGAAAACATTTATCGTCAACAGGGCTGGCCAACTCCATGGCAGTTTTGGCAAATTCGCGACAGCCGTACCTTATTTGGTGTACACGGCGACCCTCGCGAAAAAGGCAAAGCTGGCTTACACAATGCCTTGGAAGATTGTATTAGCCAAGCGCAGGGTGTACAAGAGATTTACCGCAGATTAAAGATTTCGAAGGATAGGTAATGCAAATAGTTTGGGACCACCGAGCAGTACAACAATTAAAACAAACTCATACAGTATTAGAACTTGAGACGTTTGATGTTAAGGGTATTCCGGTAACTACCTATTGTGTAGTGCCTCCTGAAAAGATTGGACTTTCTGGATTTACAAATTTAACCAACTATATAGAGTTACACGAAGGCTTTATCAAAGCACTCAAAGAAGAAAATTACCAGCTCTGCAAAGATATTTCAGATCATCTGATAGGTCAATTTGGTGGAGAATTGGACTCTTTCTACGAAGAAATAATTAAAAGAATACCTACAATTTAAAATACTACATAATTCTTGTTCTAGGTCCTATTAAATACTATAGGAGCTAGAGTCTACACGACTTTACTACCTTATAATAATAATAACAGGGGTAGAAGTAATGAGAATTATCAACAAGGTTATTCTAACCGCAATCGCCTTATCCGCGACAACCACCTACGCTACTACAATATCAGACTACTCATTTAAAAGTGCTAGTTTGAATGGTAACGGCTACTCAACTTTCCAAATGGCCTTGGAAAATCAGCAGTATCAACGTGCATTGACTATTCAGCAAGCACTTACAGCGGCCGCGCAACAAGCCAAGGCAGATGCAGCCAATACCCCTATAAATCAGTTCCTAACCAACCTGGAATCGCGTGTTTATGCACAGATTTCGCAGAATTTAGCCACTGCAATGTTTGCCGGCGGTAGCAGTAGTACTGGCCAGATTACCTTCCAGGGCAACACGATCTACTATAACAATAATGGTAGTCAAATCCAATTGCAAGTAACAGACAACGTGGGTAACGTAACTACAATTAATATTCCATTGAGTCAATTTAACATTACCGGAGGCGGAAACTAATGAAAAAATTACTCTTATCCATAATGGTAATAGCGGCACTTTCTGGTTGTGCTATAAGCCAAAAAATGGGAGTACTAGAGGCAAAACCTGTAGTACCTAAAAACGAATTACAAAAAGAGTTTGATGCTATTCCTCCACCTGCTGCTGGTCGTTTAACTGTGGCTGTCTACAACTTTGCAGATAAAACAGGACAACGTAAAGCAGTTCCTGGTATTGCCAGTTTTAGTACAGCAGTTACACAAGGTGGCGATGCACTATTAATTCGCAGTTTGCAAGACGTTGGTCACGGTTTATGGTTTGATGTTGTTGAGCGAGGAAACATTGATGCCTTGACCAAAGAGCGGTTAATCATTACTCAAATGCGTCAAGCATATGAAGGTAAAGATGCACAGAAGCTAATGCCATTACAGTTTGCCGGCGTAATTATTGAAGGCGGAATTATTGGTTACGATACCGGACTGGAGTCTGGTGGTACAGGATATAACTTCCTTGGTATTGGCCCAACAACTCAGTACAGTAAAGATATTATCACAATTAGTCTACGTGCTATCAGTGTTAACACCGGTAAGATTCTAGCCAGTGTAACTGTTACCAAGATCATTTACTCAACAGCAGATAGTATTGCAATCTTTAAGAGTATAGATCCAGGTAGCTTGGGACATATGGTTACGCAAATTGGCGCACCTAATACCGGCGCAACAGATGCTGCGGCAGCAATATTCCAATTTGAATCAGGTTTAACAATCAACGAAGCAACCACTATCGCACTTAAATCAACTATTGAAGCAAGTGTAGTAGAGTTAATCAAGGAAGGCCAACGCAAAGGGGTATGGGACTACAACCAAGTAGCGCCAGCGTATATTAATCCTAATGCCAAGGGCGAGCCAACAATTCCATTAGGTATGTCTAATAAAACAGGCTTACCTGCAGATGTAGAAGCAAAGTTGGGGGTAGTAAAGTGAAGTAACTAAAACAACCAGCGGAGAAGCAGGGACCGCAGGACATAAGGCCAGGGGCCAAAAGGAGTAGTAAAATGAAACTAGCGAAAATAATAACAACAATGCTAGCCGTAGTGACTATAAGTGCATTTGGTGCAGATAACACCATCTACATCAATCAATCAGGTAGTAACAGTAACATTTCAATTACACAAAATGGCGCAGGTGATGCAGTAGAAGGTGTACAAGGCACAGGTTCAAGTGCAACAACACCGGCAGTAATTACTGGTAATAGTAATAACGTAACAGTAAATCAAGTAGGCACAGGCGATACCTTACAATTAGGTATCCAGACAACTGTGGCCAACGGATTAACTGGTAACAATTACAATTACTCTGTGACAGGTAACAATGCAACAGCAGTGATCAATAGTAACAATGATGGCTCTGCTACAAGTGCAAGTAATAATATTAGTGTAACACAAACTGGTAATACTGCCAATTTGAATATTAACTTATTAGGTACAGGTAACAACTTTACCGCTGTGACAGCAGGCGGTAGTAGTAACTCTATTGTTGCTATTGTTAACGGTACAAATAATACTGATAATATCACAATGAACGGTGGCGCAAGTAATAGTCTAACAATGACTCAAGGGACTACAACAACAGCGGCAACTAATGCTAGTGTTACTTTAAACAGTACAGGTGCAAGTAATACATTTGGGTTGACACAAACTGGTGGCTCCAATGGCGACAGTATTACTATTGGTGGTTATAATGCAACTGGCCTAGCAGTAGTTGGAAGTTTAACAGGTTCTAGTAATACTATTACAGCAAGCCAAACTGGTAGTAACGATAACACGTTAGTATTAGGGTTAACTGGTAATAGCAATACATTTACTGTGAACCAAACAGCTACAAGCGGTAACAACACTACAAATATTCAAAGTAGTGGTAGCAGTAATACTTGGAACATTGTACAGCATCATTAATATATGACAGACCTTCGCTTCTTAAACACAGTATATCAACAGTGGAGCGATGGTCAGTCTAATGTGGCTAGTAGAGCCGTAGATTTTATAGAGCTGGCGCACAGACTTACTGGTACGCCAAAAGATCAATTAATGAGAGACTTACAACGATGTGTATGGTTCAAGCAACAAGACGATTAATTTGGGCAACATTATTGTTGTCTATTTCCGCTCATGCTGCCATTGGCACAATCACAGAACAAGTAAACAATCCTCCGCAAATACAACGAGCAAAAACAACACTTACTGGTAGTAAAGGTACCGGTGTTGATATGGCTGACGCCATTACTACCAAGCAAGGCAAGGTTGGTATTGTGTTTGCCGATGACACTAAGGTGCAAGTGAATGAAAACTCCAAACTGGTCATTGACGAATTCGTGTATGATCCAAAAAATAAAGATGCTGGCAAACTTGCTCTTAACATGGCTAGTGGTACAGTCCGCTACGCATCAGGGGCGATTGCTCATAACAATCCTAATAAGGTGGCTATCAACACTCCTACTGCTACCGTTGCTGTTCGCGGTACTGATTTTACTGCTACAGTTGATGAGCTAGGTTCCAGCACATTTATTCTATTGCCAAGCTGTCCACGTAAAAATATGTTGCCCGATGAGATTGAACGTTATTGTGTGACTGGTAAAATTGATGTTATGAATGACGCCGGTACTGTAACATTAGATCAAGCATTCCAGGCAACTAAAGTATCCGCACGTAATGTAGCACCCACAAGGCCTGTTACCTTACACTTAACTGAAGATGCTATTGGAAATATGTTAATCCTGGCACCACCGCAAGAAATTAAAACTGCTCAGCAACGCCAACAAGCAGAAAAGTTGCCAGCTGAATCGGCACTTAGTCAAGATTTTCTTAAGGGTGTTGATCTAAGTAGTGTATTGGTTGCAGAAAATAATCAAGTTTATACCAATGCACTACAACGTAATCTATTAGATCAGGACTTCCTTGAAAGCATGTTACAAATAATGAATGATCAACTTGCTGCAGAATTTGGTAACTTGTTAGCCGCACCCAAGAATCAATTGCTTCCCGATTATAGAAAATCATCGGGGGTAGAAGCTACTGTAGATGCAATCAGTGTACAGTTATGTCGCAGTGATGCTAATAGTAATACAAGTTGTGTTACAACTCCTAAAGGTCAAAATTCTACTATTGTACAGACACAGAGTGGTAATGTAACCATCACCAACAGAATCAATGCCGGTGGCAATACCTTTATAACAACCAAGCAGAATTAATATGTTTAAAATACTTGCCACTATCCTTATCGCCAGCCTTGTTGGATTCTGTACTCCCAAGGCACACGCACAGAATCTTCCAAGTGGATACTTGGGTGGGGTATTAAATTATTCTAGCGGTAATATACAGTACAATTATAGTTTTACAGCCAACACAACCGGTGCAGACTACATTGGTTTTGCTTTTAGACAGGATCCAGGTTACTGGACATTTACCAATGCCGCAGTTACCAAGTCGGGATCATCCACTAACTTATTAGCCAATGGTAACTTACAATATGGTGGATCAACCTCTGTGGGAATACAAGCACCAGCTGATTGGGGAGTATGGTATCAAAACGGAACAGTACCATCGGCTGCTGGGTATTGGAGTCCTTATCAATGGTACGATGGCGCAGTTGGTAGTTACGACGGTATCTATCAAAGTATAAGTGTAACCGCAGGCTCAACATACAATATCAGTTTCTACTTGTCTGGAACAAATGCCAGTAGCAATCCCAGTATTGAAGTAGGAACCTATGCAGGTGCATGTGCCGCAGGTACAACTATCTTTACATGTACTCCTGGTGCTAGTGCTGGATTTACTACAATGGTCACTCCGCAGGCAACACAAGGTGTGGGCGGAGCTCCGGCAGTTACTGTAACAGGCACTACTACAACAACTGCAACCAGTACAGTTATTATTGGCAATCAACAAGTAACTGTAACAACACCTACAACTACAACAACCTATAGCGATGGCGCAGTTTCTACAGTAGTTGGTACAGCAACACAAACAACCTTATCAAGCTCGGCATTTACCGGAGTACACTTTGGTGCAAGTCAAGTAGCAGATACGCAATGGAATGTCAGTGCTTGCACACAAACCGCAACATGTCAGGTATATAGCACAAGCCCAGGTGGCACATACGAAACAGGTAGCTGGACAGCAATCGGTAGTACTCAGTATGTTACGTTTATTCCTAATACAGGAAGTGATAGTGCAACTAATCCGTGGACTATGATTCTGGTTAATGCTGATGGATCATTTAGAGCATTGGGTACTGGGCGCATATTAGTTGAAGGTACTGCTAGTAATGGTAACTTGTATTTGTTCTTTACTAATAGTAACTACAATGGAACATTGCTCAGTGGTAACTTGGGATTAACAGGACAAGGTGCTACCTTCACTGGAGTAGAAAATCCAACAGCCGCACAAACTAATACATTATCTGGTGGTATGAGTAGTACTCCGCTAACTGCTGGACAGACCGGCGGAACCGGCGGTTCCTCTGCTCCAACTGTAGTAAGCACAGCAAACTCTGTTATCACAACATCTAGTACCAGTGGTAGTACTACTAGCTACTATAGCCAACCTATTACAACCACAACATGGAGTGATGGTAGCACAACTACAGCCAACAATGGCTCAGCTACATTGATCAACACATCCACGTCGGGTGGCTCTAGTACAATTACTACCGCACAACAGAATCAAGTTAACGCAGTCACTATGCCGGGACTTACTAATAATGTAATTTATATTAACCAAACTGGTAATGGAGACGCAATTAATATTACGCAAGTTGGTGCAGGCAATAGATTAGATGGTGCTACTGCTACTGCTGCAATTATTACTGGAGGCAGTAATCATATAACTGTACGCCAAGGTGATCCTACTGCACATACAGGTAATAACCTAATAGACTTGTATTCTGCAGGAGGTAGTAACACTCTTAATTTAAATCAAGGTACAAGTAGCACAGGCACAGCAACAGGACTTGATCAAGGTGGGCACTATCAATATGATTATGTCAATGGTACTGGTAATAACTTGACTGTAGTGCAAGAGAATACTGTTGCCAATGCTGGCCAGTTTGCTAGTGTAACTATTAATGGAAACTTAAACACCGTTGGTATTACACAAACAGGTACAGCTCGCAATCAATTATTTGCCAGTGTAACAGGTAATAGCAATACAGTAACAACAAGTCAAACAGGAACTAGTGCCAGTTATATCAGTGTTAGTGCAACAGGTAACAGCAACTCTGCTACAGTAACGCAATCAAATACAGGTGCAAGCGGCGCAAACTCTGCGTCAATATCTTTAGTTAATAGCGGTGCTCCAGCAAGTGTAAATTTAACACAAACTGGTGGACAAAGTTATAGTGTTACACAAACTTGTTATACCACCTGCGGCACAATAACTGTTCGCCAGGGTAACTAATGATATCCTTTACCATAAACAAATATCGCTATTATAAAGAAAATTTAGACGATGTTAGTTTATATGTACAGGACTGCGGCGGCTATTTTGAAATACAGCAGTTTGTTGGCAACTTTAGCAGAATTAGATCCCACAGAATATACGTTGGTCATTGTAGGTGATGGGCCGTACATGAAAGATGCTCGTAGATTGTTACCGTGGGCTAAGTTTGTGGGGTATAAATCAGGACAAGAACTAGTAGACTATTATAATCAAGCAGATGTATTTGTATTCCCAAGTAGCGCAGATACATTTGGTTTAGTTATTATAGAAGCAATGGCACAAGGAACTCCAGTAGCGGCATTTCCGGTACAAGGCCCTATAGACATTATTGAGCCGGGTGTAAACGGGTGTATGGATTGGGATCTTGAAGAAGCTGTTCGTAAATGCTTAACTCTAGATCGAGCACAAGTTAAAGAATCTAGTCTACACTGGACCTGGGAAGAATGTTGGAGTATTTTCAAAGATAACCTAATTCAAATAAAATAAATACTTGATGTTCAAAAAAATACTAACCAGTCCCTGGACTGCTTTATTAACTCTAGCCCTTGTAACTGCTCTGCGTATATCAGATCCTACATTTGTTGAAAGTGTTCGCCTACGTTACTTTGATACACTAGTAACCAGCAAGACAGCAGAACCGATTGGGGTTAGCGTAGTAAACATTGATGAAAAGGCACTAGAAAAATATGGACAATTTCCATTCAGTCGAGATATCTATGGCCGCATTATCGCCGATCTTTATAAGCGGAATGCTGGTCTTGTTGTTTTCAATATTTTTACTCCTGATCGTGATCGCCTCGGTCGTGACCAAGATTATGTACAAGCACTTAAACAATACCCAACAGTTCTTCCTAGCGTCGGAGGAGCAACAACTAGAAACAATCCACGAGCCCCAGGTTCAGCGGTCATTGGAAGTTTCAACCAAGAAGCGTTTGTAGAGTTCCCTGGCATTATTGCTAATATACCGCAAGTAGAATCCGCTGCCGCAGGTGTTGGTATTACAAATACATTTCCTGAAGTAGACGGTGTTGTACGTCGTATGCCGTTAGTAGTTGCATACAATGGTCAACTATATCCCAACCTGGCAATGGAGACTTTACGTGTAGCCGGAGGCGATTCAACTGTACAGATCAAAGTAAATGACAACGGTGTAGAGAAGATGCGTATACCTAGTCAAGGCATTGTGGCTACAGATAGTTTGTCACGTATATGGATTGACTGGTCATTGACTCCAGACCATTATAGTTTAACTGACTTGCCTCGAGACTTTGAAGGTGAGATTGTTATAGTAGGTGTATCGGCACAAGGACTAGCTAACCCTGTTGCAACAAGTTTAGGTGAAATGCTACCACAAGATTTACAAGCGGCTGTACTGGGTACTGTAATTGCTAACAAGACACGTCCTGTTATTACTCGTCCAGACTGGGCCGAGGGTGCAGAAGTCATAGGCTTTGTTGCACTGGGTATTCTATTAATTTTTCTTTCAAGGTGGACTTATGTTGGCATTCTTTCAGCAGTTATCGTTATTGGCGGGGCTATTCCTCTTTCTAATTATATGTATTCGAGTAGGGCTTGGCTGTTTGACATTACTGTGGTGGTTGGTGGTCTTGTCCTGGTTGCTCTCCATACTTATGGGGTGAAGTTCGTAAGCGAGTTCTTACAGAAGCAAGCAATTAAGAAACAGTTTGCTGGTTACTGTAGTAAGGAAGTAGTAGAGATGCTACAGAAAAATCCCGAACTTGTAAAGCAAGGCGTTCGAAAAGATGTATCGGTTGCTTTTAGCGACCTTAGAGGGTTTACCCCGATTGGTGAACATTATGGCGACGATGTGGCCGGTCTTGGCCGGTATATGAACGGCTATATGGACGCTATTAGCAAGCCGGTGCTAGATAATAACGGTATGGTCTTAAAATATGTAGGAGATGCTTCAATGTATATGTTCGGTGCTCCTATTGAAGATCCTAATCATGCACGTACTATCGTTAAGGTAGGACTTGAGATGTTAGATGCTGTAGATGAATATACTAAACTAATGGAAGCACAAGGATTACCACCTGCTGCAATGGGCTGGGGCTGTAATACAGGTATTGGCTTTATTGGTGAAATGGGCTCAACTGACAGACATAGCTACGATATTCTGGGTGATTCCGTATCAACTGCTGCTCGCTTAGAAGCACGTTGTAAAGCCTATGGTGTATTGTGTATTATTGGCGCAGAAACTTATAACCGTACTCAAGATGATTTCTTCTACTTGTTACTAGATAACTTACAACCTAAAGGTAAGACTGTAGCAGACTTAATCTACACAGTTCTACGTACCAAGGGTGCAGACTACACAAAAGATCGAGAACAACACAATGCTATGCATGCCTTATACAAGGCTAAGAAGTTTGATGAAGCGGCCGCGATGTGTAAAAAGCTCGTTGGTAACTTTGGCGGACAAATGGACAAGTACTACAAGATTTGGATAGAGCGTTGTGAGTTCATGAAGCAACAGGACTTACCTGCTAATTGGAACGGCGAATTTATCGCACACGAAAAATGATTATAGACAAAGTGTTGGATAGTTACGTATGGTGGGCATTACACATCTATTTCCTGCCATACCGTTTTGCTGAATACGGCACAGAACTTGACCGTTGGATCAGTGTCTATAGTTTAAATGGATCTAAAGGTAATATCTGCAAGCCTAATTAGCCATTGCCGCCTGCGGCTTCCTTGTCGTCATCTGACTTGGTTAATTTATTAATTTCTGCTTCAGCTTCGACCCGTTCGTGTTCAATTGTTTTACCGCGTAGGTGTAGCACAGTATTAACCTTTTGATTAAGTCTAATCAAGTCATTGTCCAACATACGGATACGATCAATAAGAGCAATAAGCACAGTATTAGCATCTGTAATCACTGGCTTAACTTCAACTGTTGCCCATTTCCACACATAATGAATAATATAACCCATACCGATTGCCATGACAATTGGAAAGCCATACTTATTAACTAATTCTGCTATTTCACCCATTTTTTGATTCTCCGTCTATTAGAAATTTTTCTAGTGGATCTATTTTACGCAACATTACACGACCATTGACATTTTCTAATCGAAAATAGTCTCCAGCATGCCAACCCAATTTATCAATATCAAGTTCGTCATCTAATCCGATACCACGTTCGGTTAGACTAAAATCGTAACCAATATAATTCATTAATCTCTTCTTGCGTCTGTCTTGCCATCTGCACGACTAATACGTTCTACATCAGGACGTAGACCTAGTGCGTTACTTACTACAGTATCAATGCGTATAACATCGTGGTTCATCGTTTTAACACGATTGTCTAAGGCAGTAATAATGCCGGCCATGCCCTTGACACTACTAAGAACACCGCCTAGTAATAGTTTGATGGTTAGGAATACAAAGTACCCGCCAGCTAGTGCCGCTGCAACAGGAAAACCCAAATCACCAATAATCTTAAAAATTTCACCCATACATAGCTCCTCGATCTCGACAGCTTGTTGCTGTTCTTTAATGTACAAGTATTTATTGCTTAAGGCGCTTTTTTACATCCTGGAGGTATTCTGGAGAAAGTTCAAATCGTTGATGATGCTTACTATGATTATTAGGTTGTCGGCCATTGTTGATCCGACAAAGTATGTGTTCAAAATTATCAACTAACTCATCTACTATAATATCTTTAAACTTGTTATAAAAATGATTAAAATTGTATTCTAATATTTCTTGCATTTCCAAGTGCATTTGTTTTAATGCACCGCGATCCATGGCACATAATCGAGCTATTTCTTCTGTGATTTTTTCTATGCGTATATAATGATCTTGTTCTGTATCGTAACTTTCATCTATCCAACGATCAAAGGTTTTAAAACCGTAGCTCTTTAAGTATGCCAGGCTCCCCGGGGTGCTTACTAAGAAGAATGGTCTTTTAGCAACAATAGGCTTAAATACCTTTTCGGTTAAATGTAGTTTATCGTGAAAGTAAACAGTTTCCGTAACAACATGGAATAACGCACTAGTTAAATCATCAAATTTTACATTAGCACTCAATGTACCGTTGGGGGTAACAGTATCTATTGTTAATGTGTCAGTTACACCGCGTAATGTCTTGTATATTTTTAAACGGGCACGGGTGTCAAGCGGCGTGTCAGGATGCCAAACAGCTTCTTCCCACGTACCGTGTGTATCTTCAAGAAATAAACTAACCCGTCCATGCTTAATTAAATCATGATCTATAAGATTACTAACAAGGTGCAATCGATAGGAACGATATTTTGAGATAAGATGGTTGTAACATATAAATACTTTATCAAACCGATTAAATGAATCTGGTGTCAAATACTGAAAATCCCTATACCAATCTAATGCTACAAATCCGTGATAAAAATAATACCAATCGTAATAGTTTTGTGATTTTACAAAATCATTTTTAAGTTGGGATTTTTCACTGTTAGCCAAAATATTAATGCGAGTATCTGGCATAACATGATCTCGATGAATTAATGCATCTTTTAGTATAGGAAACGTTTCATTATAATACGGTTCCTGGTCAGCAAAATAGCACTGAAAAAACGGACGATCGGCTTTTTCATTTATGGGGTTTATGTAGTCATTGATGCTAAAGCTATTGGCCAACACAACTTTGTCTTCATATGTACCGAACGGAAAAAAGTATATAGATTTGCCGTTAGCACATTTTGATATCAAATTATTATGAAGTATATTATAGAATCTATCTAAGGAAAACATATATGAATGTAGGATTTATTGGGGTTGGTAAATTGGGAATGGCTTGTGCTGAAACTATGGCAACTAAGCATAACGTAACTGGATATGATATTTATCCAGTAACTAGCGACAAAATAACTATTGCATCCACTTTGCAACAAGCAGTGGAAGGTAAAGATCTAATCTTTATTGCTGTCCAAACACCACACGATCCTAGTTACGGCGGCGATCAACCTATTACTCATTTACGGAACAAAGACTTTGACTACACTATTGTAAACGCAGTTCTTAAACAAGTAAATGAATTTGCAACATCAAATCAACTAGTAGTTCTTATCTCCACAGTTCTTCCAGGCACTACACGACGAGAACTTAAAAACAATATTACCAACGCACGTTTCATTTATAACCCATACTTAATCGCAATGGGATCAGTTGAATGGGACATGGTTAACCCAGAGATGGTTATCATTGGTACTGAAGATGGTAGCGAGACCGGCGATGCTCGTTTATTGACCGACTTCTATAATACAATAATGGAAAACAATCCGAGGTACGTAGTAGGTACGTGGGACGAAGCAGAATGTATCAAAGTGTTTTACAATACGTTTATTAGTGCCAAGATTGGTCTAGTAAATATGATTCAAGACGTTGCCATCAAACAAGGCAACATCAATGTAGACGTAGTAACAGATGCACTAGCTAATAGCACAATGCGTATCATGGGTCCAAAATATATGACAGCAGGTTTAGGCGATGCTGGTCCTTGCCACCCTCGTGATAATATCGCATTGCGCTACTTGGCCGAAGAGTTAGATCTAGGTTACGACTTGTTTGATACTATCATGAAAGCACGTGAGCAACAGGCAAAGAACATGGCTCGTTACATTTACGATAATCGAGAGGGCTTGCCGGTATTTATTCACGGTAAAGCGTACAAGCCTAATGTGGCATACCTTGAAGGTAGTTACAGCCTGTTGGTAGGTTATTACCTACAAGAGATGGGTATTACTGTTACATACATTGATCCCTTAACAGAAGAGTCAACACCAGACGCAATCATGGGCTGTGTATTGTTAGCACACAATCAACAAATTACATATGGCTATGCCGGGGTAACAGATAATCAAAGTTTATATTGCAGAATAGAACAAGGTAGTGTTATAATTGATCCATGGCGCAAGTATCCACAGACAGGAAATATTAAGGTTATCCATTATGGCAACACACGTAATAACCAAGTATAAGTTAGACAAGTTCTGGGACGACGAGTTTAAGACCTTAGACTACATCACAGAACCGTTTAACGATCCAGTAAGTATTGAACAATGGACAACACAGGGCTACTCCGGCAAGATCTGCGGCGAGCTATGCGACATGCGCCATCGATTACCGACGTGGAATCAAAAGTTCATTGATTTGTACGAGAGCATGGGATGGAAAGATATCGGAGTTGCTTACTATCGCATGCGTACAGGAACAGTAATGCCAGTCCATCAAGACCTATATAAACGTTATATTGAAGTGTTTAATCTGCATGGGCAAGAGCAGACGATTTGTCGTGCGTTAGTGCTACTAGAAGATTGGAAGCCCGGGCACTACCTAGAAGCCTTGGGAGCACCTGTAGTAGATTGGCGTGCCGGTGATGTAGTTGAATGGACGCATGATGCACCGCACATGGCAGCAAATATTGGTTTAGAAGATAGATATACCTTACAAATAACAGGGCATAAATGATTAGCAGTTATAATGAATGGGACCCATTAAAGTCCGTTGTAGTAGGTAGTGCCAAATATGCAAACTGGCCCAGCGACGATCCAGTATTTGCACAAGAGTCCGAAAAGACTTTATGGAAAGATACACCAGTACCCGCAGGGCCAGTGCCACAGCACATCGTAGATGAAGCTGACGAAGATCTAAATATACTTGCAACTACCTTGCACAGATTAGGAATACAGGTTATCAGACCTGGTCCTCGCAATTATCCAGTAACTGGGGGAATGTATAATTATTGCCCCAGGGATAGATTGTTGGTATACGGTAATACCATAGTTGATCCCGCAATGATGTATCCCTGCAGAGATCAGGAGATACTAGTATTAGATGAAGTAACTAGCAAGACTCACGACCGTCGAGTAATGCCACGAAATCAAGGCATGATATTGGATGCGGCAAATGTATGTCGTCTAGGTGATAGCATGTTGTTCTTAGAAAGTGCGTCAGGTAACCGCAGAGCATACGAATGGTTATGTGAACAATTCCCTCAAGTAAATATTGAGTTATGTAACTTCTATGCAGGAGTACATGTCGACTCAACCATCGTCCCCTTGCGCGAAGGACTTGTTATGTTAAACGCTAGTCGTGTAACAGAAGCAACATGCCCTCAAGTGTTTAAAGGGTGGGAAAAGATTTGGGTAAATGAAGTTGTAGCACAAGGTTTTTACGAATATCCCTATGCAAGCAAGTGGATTGCAATGAATATGCTAGTTGTGGATCCTAGCACAGTTGTGGTTGATCGGCATCAAATTGGCTTGATTAATACCCTGGAGCGACACAAATTCACAGTTATACCATTGGAATTGCGCCATAGTCGTACATTAGGGGGAGGATTTCATTGCGTTACACTCGATTTATTGCGTAAGTAATAAATAGTTGTATGACTTTTGCCACCTACACCGACGCGATTCTGTCCGCACTAATTTTTAATCCAAAGTTTAACGTCGTTGTTGCTCGTAAACAAGAAATTCTGGATGGGGTATATCGTACAGAAAATCTTGAACCTCAAAGCATTTTATTTGTTGGGTTTAATGCAGCCATTTTAAGTTGCAAAGCCAAACATATCTCAGTTACTGAAATAAGTGATACCGCATTGGCTTATATTAAGAGCAAGGGAATTGCAGTAACATACATTGATTCAGCTGATTTATCTAAACACCAAAAAGAATTCCAGTGTGTTATAGCAATGGATGAGTATTTTACTTTTGCTGACAGTGATCAAATGCAACAGGAATTGATTGCTAAAATTTGTAGCCTGGCCACAAGTTTTGTGATAAGTACAGTACGCGACTACAAGAATCAAGATTTTAAAGATCGTGATTTCAGTCAGCCAATTATGGTTAGAAATGGTAGCGATTATAAGCTATATGTTGAAAATCACGATTGGGACGTAAAGGATCGTACGTTGTGGAATAGTATGGTATATGAAATTAATGCTGCAAACGCATTAACAACATACGGTGTATTCCAAAGACGCACAATGTTCTTTAAGCAGTTAGCTAAGTTTAGTATGGACGCTGGTGCCGTAAATTTCCTTGTACACAAGAACTTGATGTATAAGAGTTTAATTAAGAAAAATTACGAACACGTTGTATCTATTCAATTTGAATAAATTGGTGCATTGAAGCACCGAAGCAGTAATCAATTAAAGAGTAAAGATGGATATCGATAATCACGTAAGTGGTATAGTACAAACAATAATTTCGCAAATAACCTCACAAGTTCAACAACAAGTGGCGGCCCAAATTGATCAAAAGATCAATGATATCATTGCTAACCTAGACACCACATCAATACTAGCAGATCAGATTGGTAAAAAACTTGACGCTAGAATTAGTCAATTACCTATAGATGCAAAAAGTATTGAAGCACAATTAAATTTAAAACTAGAATCTCTAAGCACAAACATATCATCATCGGTGCAGGCAGAGTCTGTTCGTGTAACAACTGAGTCCATCAATGCTCAAGTTAATAGAATTGACTTCCAGCAAATTTGCCAATCGGCTGTAACTGCTGCAATACAAAGTCAGACATTAAAATTCCCCCCAAACAGTATACCCGGCGTGGCAATTGATCCTGCTGACTGGATAGTCTCCGGCGATAACATCAAGGGTGGCATCATTGCAAACTTTGGTAGTACAGGCATCGACGATAAGTCTACTACTTGCCAATTAACTATCATGGATGATGTTACTGTAGTAGAAAATAATCTATTAACTCGTGACTTAACTGTTAAAGGCACAACTACAATTGAAGGCGATTTAAATGTTACTGGTACAATTCCAGAAACAAGCCCGATGTATGTCAGCATCGTCAATGCCGCAACAAACAATGTACAAACAAGTTTAAAACAAGTAATCTATACAGCCTATGCCGACATGGTATTTGACCAAATCAAAGAACAGGGTGTTGATCTTAATAAGATTACCTTAAACGGTCAGGACATCATTACTGGTAATGCTTTGAGTAATAGTATTCTGAATAGTAATCTACAAACAGTTGGGCAACTAAACGAATTGCAAGTCAAGGGCGAAACTCTGTTAAGCGGTGGCGCACTATACACTACTACTCAGCGTGTTGGCGTCAACACCATTGAACCAAGCCAGGCATTGAGTATTTGGGATCAGGAAGTTGAAATTGGATTTGGTAAACAATCCAACAATACTGCTATTATTGGCACACCACGTAGTCAGACTCTTGTACTAAGTACCAATGGCAAGAACAATATTACATTGACCCCAGACGGCGCTACCGCAGTTAATCAATTGATAATTGGCGCTGTATCAATTAGTAGTGCCGACACTCCTCCGGCAAATGATCAGCCCAAGGGAACTATTGTATTCAATAGTAATCCTAGTTTAGGTGGTCCTTTGGGGTGGGTAAGTTTAGGTGATGCTCGCTGGGCGAACTTTGGTATTATTGATTAAATAACGCGATTGTGACGACTAAAGAAGAAGTCACCAAAGTCTGTTCTAAACAAGTTATACCAATCATTGCTGTACATTAAATTAAAGTTGTAGTCAACTATGTCACGGCAACGTTCTATTACATCTGCTTGATCTTGTTCGCATAATAATTTTAGTTGGTGCATAGCTGCTGTATGACGCTCAGTTGGATCGGGGATATTATCATAACTTTCGTCAATGATGCCGTTGAATGTTTTAAATCCCAATCTATGTAAGGCCGCCAAGTGGTACTGATTACCTAAGGTAATAAACAATCTACGAGCAAGAATTGGTTTGACAGTTTTTTCTGTCATAAACACAAAGTTGTTGTCGAAGTTAGTTTCGCATACTAAGCTGTACGCTGTCTTGTTATAAATGTCTATGGGGATAATCTGACTCAGACTCATGTTGTAGCCATAGTAATCTACTCTGTCTACTGTAAAGTCTATAGTTTGACTACGTACTTCAAAGTCCTCAATGCCTTCACTTTGCCAAACCCATTTTTCAGAGTCTCTAGAATCAAAGTTTACCTTGTAGTCGTTGATATAAGTGACTACACCTTGATCTAACATGTTGTTCTGTGTTAGAAAATTATAGGCTAAATCTCTATGTGGCTTTTTGCGTCCAAGCAAGGCATCAAACTGTAAAGGTTTTGCATCAAATGGTTTAAGTTCGTACAGTATACTAGGACGAACATTCTTATAAAAATGTACGCTGGTAGTGAACCAATCTAGGAACTTGAGAACTTCGGCATTGACCATGCGATGATGTAGGTAACCGCAGATAAAGTATTTAATTTTCTTTAAATCAAATCGTTGAATAAATTCAACAGTCTTTGCATGTAGTTCACTGCCTATGATCAAGATATAATCAACAGTATCGTAGATATCGTTAATCTGATCTTCAATTCGGGAATCCCAAGGATATGGAATTTGGAAACATGCTATCTTACGACCACGTGCAGATGTTTTAAATATTTCTGCATCGTGGTAATAAGACCAGTCATCGAAAGTTCTTCCGGCTAACTGATTGATATGAAAACGAAAGACGTTAACACTTTCATCGGGAATGTAGATACTAACGTCCATTTACGTCTAATTACTTAGAAGTAGATTTTTTAGTTGCTTTCTTTGCAGTAGCTTTTTTAGCAACAGGTTTCTTTGCAGTTGTCTTTTTAGCTGTAGCTGGTTTAGCTGCACGTGTAGTTGCCTTCTTTACAGTTGGCTTCTTAACAGTGGCCTTAACTTCTGTAGGCAATGGAAAAGATTGTGGTGCAACTTCAACTACCGGTGCTTCTACTACTGGAGTCTCGGCGGAAATGCCTAATAGACGTTTGATATGCTTAATCATAATATCTCCTAATTGATTGGATAATATTATTTAGTGGGTGTTTTATCGGCGTCTATTTTTTGCCGCCAAACTCATTTTAGCTCGAGTTTCTTCGGAATGCAATTTGCCAGTCATTCCACCTATTTTTGACTTGCCTTTATTTGCTTCTGATATTTTAGTTCGAGTTTCCGCAGAGTGTTTTCTTTGTTTCCCTGCTATACTTTGTTTTACCCGAGTTTCTGCACGAGCTTCAGCTGATCTGTTTCTAAGAGCTATGCTAATTTTAAGTTTAGTTTCTTTGGATTTTTTAACTCCACTCCCGCCATCGCCGCCATCTGTTTTATTGTGCAGAATCCCCGTTGACGTATCTATTCTCCCATACCAACGTATCATTCTGCGTTCAATGGCTAACGCACCCAATTCTGTTAAATTCCGTTCAAGTATTATAATTCGTGACAAGTCTGCGGGAGGCTGTATAGCATCATTGTAATGCTTCCATGCCCGTGTTCCCTTACCTTTTCCGATATAATATGGTGTGCCATTGGTTCTTAAATAGGCATAGACGTAATAGTGTAAATACATTGCTGACATAGTCCTTTTATGTTAGAGTAGTTGGATATTTCCAGTATCGCGAACTACATCAATATTTATTCCTTTTTTGGGCAAATTAAAATATAAAAATGTTGCAACCGCACATAAATAAGTATATACTATAAACATAGTATGAAACAGTGAGGTGCCAAATAGTTTGGGCTTCACATAACATTTCGCTTAATAAAGGAAAAACCAAAATGTTTAATTTTAAATCCGTAATCGACCAAGTAGCACAAGCAAGTAAGCAACCTTTGACATTCGTTGAAGATAAAGCAATCCGCTCAAATTTAGAAACTTTAGTTGACTCTTATGCAGACTTTACCAAGACTGTATACGAAACAAATTTAGAGTTGGCCAAGCAAGTAGCCGAGTCTACAAAATCAGTGGACTTCACCAAGATGTTTGCAACAAAGTAATAGGTTAGTACACACTAACATAAAGCCCCTTAATTGGGGCTTTTTTACGGCTCAAATTTTGGTTTACCATAAATTACCAAAATGCTATACTAGCTCTATAGTAACTAAAAGGAGTAAGTATGTTTTATAAAAATACACCTGTAAGTACATTATACGCAAAAGTAACTTTTAAGCGTAGCCCGTATTCTAACACTCCCGTTTCTGTTCGCATTGTTGCAGACACTTATCCCGCATTCACCGCAAACAAAGCACAATATTTTGTAGATTTGCAAGTGGACTCGTCTATGCAAGAAGTAGAGTTAGTACTTGCTAACTTAAAAACTAAAATCAATGCCCTTAAAGTTTCACTAGTTATGAACCCTTCTTTATCAGAAATGCTAGTAAAGCGTAATAAAACCGTTGCTTAAAAACAACGGTGTTTTTGGTTGACCCAAAATACCCAAAATAGTATAATACTTGTATAGTTAAACAAAAGGAAATAAAAATGAAAACAACAGAGCTAGAAACAAAATCCGCAGGCTACTATGCTTTTGCTGCCGCACGTGATGCCCGTATGCGTAACATTGTTGAATCTTCACATTATTCAGACAAACAAAAAATTACCGCAGATCGCATGGCTCTTGCGTTAGAGTTAGTTTACTGGGCCAAGGGTATTCATATCAACTATCGTAAAAAGTTTATCGCAGTTAAAGTAGATCGGGCACAAGTTAAAGACCGTACAAGTTTAAAATTGTTAGAAGCGGATTACGAAACATTGGGTTACAAAAAATCTGCAAGCCCACAGGGCATCACTTATCACATTCCAAAGGCTTAACAATATGCAATTAAATGGACGTCGAGTAAAAAATGTAGAAGTCGATGGCGTTGAGGCTGACGACTATCCAGACTTTTGTGATGCATTTTTTAGCTATGCTGAGTATGAAGATGGCACACCATTGTCAGACGACGAGCTAGAACAGCTCGAAGAGGAATTTGGTGATCAAATTAATCTGTTGGCTTCTGAAAAGTTTAATGATGGTGCCGACGACTACAATCAGGATAGATAATGTCAAACCGTAACTTAATTATTATTGCTTGCACTCTACTTGCACTCTTACTCCTGCGTCAAGAATTGCGTATGGACAAGGTTGAGGACAAGATAGATCAGCTTACAGACATTATTCAAACTACAGAAAAGGTAAACTACACCAAGAACGATCTCGACTGTTTAACTAAAAACGTGTATTATGAAGCAGGAGTAGAAGCCACGCCGGGAAAGTATGCGGTTGCTCATGTGACAGTAAATCGGTTGAAGACCGGTCACTGGGGCAATACAGTTTGTAAGGTAGTTTATGCCAAGTCTCAGTTTTCGTGGACATTACAAAAGAAGTTACCAAACCCTGATCCTACAGTTTGGGCAGAGAGCCGTCAAGTAGCAGAAAAAGTTTTAACCGGTTATCGTGTCAGTGGCTTGATGCATAGTTTGTATTATCATGCCATATATATCCGTGATCCAAAATGGGTCGACACTCGGCACGAAGCAGGACAAATTGGTGATCATATTTTTTACAATAAGGCTAAAAACAGTAACATTGAGATCTAATATGACTGATAGAACACTAACTTACGAAGAAGAGTTTGCCTGGGCAAGTTTGCAAGGACGCTCGGCACAGTTCATTATGAAGCATGGTACAGTAGAGGATATGGTACGAGAAGCCGGTGACTTATTACGGGGACAATCTGACTCTACAATAGATGAATGTTTTACTATATTGATGGATAAAGACCTTGCCCCTGTGGATACGTTGCGTGTAGTAAAGTCGTGGTTGCTAAACGACAAGGTTACATTAAATCCATCTCGACTTAAAGTATTTGATGAATTCCACAAAATAATGAGCAAGTTTATGTTTCGGGACAAAGACCATACATACACAGCAGAAGAAGACGAAGTATATGAACGGGTACAAGTTGTACTAGGTCGTAACTATTAATCAAGGAGAAGAAATGAAAGACTATCGTTTTTATGGTGATGAAATGGAAGTACTGGGTCAACGGTTGGATGCGGCTCGCGAAGCATTAGCCCGTGCCAAGACACCATGGGCCAAGACACAATGGGAACAGACTATTCAACGGTTATTGTTCCAGTGGCAACAACTACCGATCTTGCATGATGCAGATGCTAGGGTAACTATCATTCCGCGCTGGACCATTGACTACGACTTTTTTGAAAAGTCCGGAGCTCATGAGCATTATGGAGTAGCCGAAAAAGCATACGATAAACTATTTAGACAAGGTGCTAACCTAGACGCAAGTTGGGAACGCAATCGCGAAGCCCGTTTGGCCAAGGCACAGTTCTAATGCGACTTGTTGCTATCCTTTTAGCTATTAGCCTAGTTGGTTGTGCTAGCCGTCCACAGGTTAGTTACACCCAATTGGCTAGTATCCAGGTTAGCAATGCAAACTGTCCACAGATTGACCAAATAACACAGCAAGTCGAATACCAATTGAAGTTATTAGGAACACTGAATAAGAATCCCGAAGATATGTCTGAATCAGATCGTGCTTATAACGAAAAAGCCAAAATTATTATTTGGAGTTTACGTATAGGGTGCAACAACCCCGATAGGTACAATAAATGAAACTACTAATTATATCTGCAATCGCAGTGGCAGGAGCGGCGTACTGTACTCAACCCAGGGCTGACTGCTACACTAGAATTAGCACAAATATATCTCAACAAGTAATTAACAGCCGCCCAGTTGATATACAGAAATTGGTCGGCCCCGACGGTCGTGGTCAGAAGTGCGTATTAAAGTATCGCCTACACATCAACAACGATTGGCAAACTGTAGAAGGTATTGGATATGGCACAACCGAAACAGAAGCGTGTGTTCAAGCATTAGATCAACACCGTGGCAATATGTTAGAAGAAGCACCAAGTTCAGTGCATGCCGATAGTCAAATGGTCTGTAGTGATCTACCGGATATTCGTGTTCATCCGGTTAGAATTGGGGATATAGTATGGGAGTCCGAAACTGACTTACATACCTATGTTCCTGAGCGTAAGTATTTTTGGTACAAACGTACTCAGTGTCGTATGTTCGTTGAGCGTGATAGTCGTAACCAAAATTTGATGTTGTATCAAGGAGTTGTATGTCGTTTGTCTACTGCACCAAATTCAAAATGGCAAGTGATTGACAAATATTAACCATAATGTTATACTGTTGTTATCGTAACTAAACCCTAAAGGGATGAAAAATGAAGAAGTTATTAATTGTAGGTGCAGTAGCAGGTTTATTGAGTGCCTGTGGTACTAATTCGATTCAGTCAAATTATACTAAACAAGCTCAACTACAATCAGCACAGCAATCTGCTAATATGCAGTCCGCGATCAACCAGGCACCCGAGTGGATGTTCAAGTTGCCCAAGTCACCCGGTGTAGTATTTGAAAATGGTACTGCTACCAGTGGCGACTTTGGTATGGCTGATATGAAGGCCAAGACTATTGCATACGCCAAGATCTGTACAAGTGCAGGCGGCAAGGTCCGTAGTCAAACTAAAGTGTATTCCGCTGATAACGGAACTACCACTACAGAACAAAGCGAAATGGCAATCCGCAGTATTTGCCCGGACATTGATATCTCTGGTGTAGAAACTGTAGAGATGAAGCATGTAGCAGAAGGTACACGTATTCGATCTTATGTATTGGTTGCACTTTCGACTAGTGCTCGAAGTAATCAAGACACCAAGCGTGGTGCCAAGGAAGCCTTTAAAGAACTAGACGAAATTACAGGTAACAAACCCTTGGGTGATGCAGAAGTGACCCCGGTAGCTACACAAAAAGGTCAAGAAATTAGTGTGGTCAAACCCGATGGCAGTACCAGTACACTTAACCTAATGCCTGTAAACAATGCCGAGTATCAAGCACGTAGGGCAGAAGCAATCCAGAAACCTGGTGCAGTTGTAGGACAAGTAACAATCAATAACTAAGCCGTTTATGTAGTATAAACTAGTAGTTAATGCCCTCCAGGAGTATTATATAAATACTTGAGCGAGGGCATTTCAATGGCTAGACCGAATCCAATCCGTGCATTAATGGAAGCAGAACTTCCCAGTATAACGTACCAGCGACGTTTACAGTTCCGCCCTAGCTACGCAGATATAAACTACGCATATAATATCTGCAATCGTTACCTGTTTGATAACCGTTTACGCAAGCCCGAAATAGAACAGGGTGTACGTCGACAGACCTGGGGATTTTGCCAATGGGAAAACGACTATGACCATACCGGTAGTTACTGCACTATTAAAATCATGGATAAATGGTTTTGCCAACAATGGTTCTTGCAAACCCTGGCACACGAAATGGTTCACCAGTACCAATGGGACATACACCGTTTTGAAGCATGTGGCGGTATCATGGATAAACACAGTGGCGCACATGGTCCAGATTTCTTTATGTTCCGCGAACGCTTTGAATACTATGGACTTAACTTAAAAACAGCACACGGTCAGAAGCGTTGGTTTAAACATCAAGACTTTACAAAGTGCTAGACACACAATAGCTTTTCTGTTACAATAAACAATCAATTCAACTAAGGAAAGTTATGCCTAATTTTGTACCTACCGTTCTGGAAAAAACTGCCAATGGCGAACGTGCTTACGACATCTATAGTCGTTTGTTGCGTGACCGTATTGTTATGCTGGACACAGACGTAAACGAACACAGTTCTAGTTTAATTGTTGCCCAGATGTTATTTTTAGAAAGTGAAAATCCAGATGCGGACATATTATTCTACATCAACAGCCCTGGTGGCAGCGTTACAGCAGGCCTAGCTATCTACGATACAATGCAGTTTATCAAACCTGATGTATCCACTATAGTATTAGGACAGGCCTGCTCCATGGGTAGCTTCCTTGCACAGGCAGGCACCGCAGGTAAGCGAATAGTTCTTCCAGAATCACGCACAATGATCCATCGTGTTAGTTCAGGTACTCCAGGTACACGTGGTAGTGTACACGTACAAGACTTGCAGTTCGAAGATGCAAAGCGTACATTCGAAGAAAGCGTTCGTATTAATAAACGTCTAACTGAACTGTATGCACGTCACAACACCGCAGGCAAAGAGTATGATGAACTTTACGAAGCTATGAAGTTTGACACATTCCTGTCAGCGGAAGAAGCAGTTGCATATGGACTTGCAGACGAGGTTGTTACTAAACGATGACATTTAAAGATTCATTTTGCCCGAGCCCTTGGTTCCATATGAGAATCAATAACTCTGGGCATTATGAATATTGTCGTTGGGCAACCAAGCAGGACAGAACAAGTTTGCCCAGCATTGCTGACACAGCTCCGTTAGAGTTTTTCCAACAAGGTATGGCTCCTGTACGTGAGTCTATGTTACGTGGGGAAAAATTGTTAGGTTGTACAGAATGTTATCAAATGGAAGCGCACGGTAAAGTAAGTGGTCGTCAAAAACAATTACTTAAAACTGGTGTTCAATTGAATGACTTCACTAACACCATGTTATCAAGTCCCTGGGTTGATGAATTTAAAAATACAGTCACAAAGCAAACTCCGCAAGACTGGCAAATTGACCTAGGCAACTTTTGTAATAGTGCTTGTATATTCTGTGACCCAGCAAGTAGTAGCAAGTTGGCATCAGAATTTAAACGCATAGGAATAATTGACCAAACTCCGCGTGCCAGCTGGTGCGAAGATCCAGCCAAGTTCAATACCTTCCTTGATGCATTACGAGCAAGTACAACAATTAAATACCTACACTTTATCGGCGGTGAAACATTAATCACTCCCGGCTTTAAACGAATATTAGAAACTCTAATAGAAGAAAATTTGCATAAAACAATTACAGTGGGGTTTACTACTAACCTTACTGTATGGGATCAAAGTATAGTTGATTTACTCAAACAGTTTGAGCAGGTTAATCTTGGCATGAGTATTGAATGTATTCATCCATTAAACGATTACGTTAGATATGGCGGCAATATCGACGACTCTGTTAAAATCATGGAGCAGTGGATAGAAATTGCACAGGAATCCAGCTGGTTAGTGCAGTTAAGAATTACTCCAACTATCTTTACTATATGGCATCTTGATACTGTATACGAATATGCTTATAATCATAATATAGCTGTTGAGAGTTGTAATTTTTTAAACGACCCAGCATTTATGCGTCCTAGTGTACTGCCCATGGCAGTTAGACCGCAGGTGATAGAAAGATTATCTAGCTGGATCAATAGATACGATAGCACAAACACTGAACAAATTATAAACACCAGACATCCCGCAGTTGCCCAGCAACAGATTATCCAAGATGCTCGTAGTTATATAGATTACTTGGAAAATCAACCAGACGAATCATTTAGACTGCCTGCTCTTGTTGACTACATTAAATTATTAGAAGCCAGTAGAAACAATGGCATCCTAAGGTACTTACCCGAATATGAAGAACTACTCAGATCTGCTGGCTACTAAGACTCAACTAACTATTCTAATAGATGGAATAGAAACTAGTGCGGGATTATTTGATACCATAACATTAGATAGTACACAGCCGACTACAATAAACGGTTACGAAATACTGCCCAAATATCAATATCTAGCACACAACAACGGTATCCTAAACATTCCTGCACCATTCTACTCGTGGCTACATGAACATTCTGGACAGGGATGGTTACTTAAACCGGTAAAATAATTTTGAATAAATGTTGCTCTGCATGATAAATAAGTTTATACTTAATACTAAGTAGAAACCATGAGGAGACACAAAATGTCAAAACTATTAAAAGAACTTACCAAGTTTTTTGTAACACAACCAAGCGCCTTAGAACAGTTTGTAACAGCTAAAGAACCAAAAACACATGCCGATGCAGAATATTGGCAAAAGTATTTTGAATTCAGAGGTTTATAATGCGTGAATTTTTAAAAGAACTATATGCGGCCTGGGTAGAAGCACGTACTCGTACAGTTAAAGCACGTATGGTCAATGGACAGTGGTACTAAAATGATCATTACTGAATTTTTACCCGTTAAAGACTACTCACAGTATCGCGACTGGTTATTAATTCAGGACGAAGAAACTCGTCAGTTATATTTTGGCGTAGCAGGCAGTCAGTATGTTATTGATAGCCTAATGGATCGTATCATTGGCAATCCAGACGAACACTACTTCCTGGTAGCTCGAGAAGGTAATCGTTGGGCTGGTACTATTCATATTGCAATAAGCAATCGTGCTGTGGAGTTTGGTGTCATTGTACACGAAGACTTCCGCGGACAGGGCATTGCTGGCACCATGCTAGAAGAGGCCATATTCTGGGCACGAAACCGCAGATATAAAGAGCTTTATATGCATTGTTTAGGGTGGAACAAGCCCATACAACACTTATGTCATAAGCATGGGCTAGAAACTAAAAACTGCTACGGTGATAGTGAAGTAGAAGTTAAACTAGCACCTGCAGACTGGATCACTATTAACAAAGAGATCTGCATTAAACAGCGTAATATGTACCATATGTTCTTGCAAAAGAACTTATCCTGGTACCAGGAATTATACGGCTAGGCAAGATACTACCTCATAAATACACTATGAGGTCAACAGAGTTTAAATCCAAATACGAAACCCGTCCCATAATCTATGTTGATATGGACGGCGTCCTAGCCGATTTCTTTGGCGAAGTTGCACAAGCGCACGATGTTGCATACTGGCGCGAAATACACCGTAAAGAATTAGGGGTCGATCAAATTGCAAAGAAGCCTGGCTTTTTTGCAGAGCTACCGCCCTTACCAAATGCTGGACGCTTAATGACAGGTATTTTAAAATTAACAGACAAGTATAGTATTTTGAGTAGCCCCTTAATGAGTAATGTTGAGGATAGTTCAGAGGGAAAATCTGATTGGTTAAAGAAATATCTAAGAGCACATCAACCGCAAGCAATTATATTTGATCACGAAAAGTTTAAATTTGCTCGCCAGGCCAACGGCACGCCCAACATCTTAATAGATGACTGGGATACCAACATCAAACTTTGGGAAGCCAATGGTGGTATTGGTATATTGCACAAAGACAAAGATTATAAACATACCTTACATCAATTATCAAAAGCACTTGCCGGCAAGATAGAACCTAAGAAATTAGAAGTGTCAGAAGATGAAGAATTAATTGATGTGTCACGTAAAGGTGGTATGTATACTAGTCGTCAGGTGTTAAAGTATGTACAAGGCATACATGATGAATACCATATGCCTAAACCTATCTTAGCACATAAAGTTTGGTTATTAAAAAATATACCCGTGGCAGATTTAAAAACTCCTGAATATGTACATCAAGATGACCCTTACCGTCGTGTCATTGACATTGACTGGGATCACGTTGAAAACATCACCCCAAGCGACATTAAGAATCGCCCTGTAGTAGCAGATGCAGAGGGCTGGGTACTTGACGGAAACCACAGAGTTACAGCCGCAAGAGCACGTGGAATAGAAACCATACCTGCGTTGGTACCACACACTAAATAAATTACAAGGAGATTTTCAATAATGAAAAAACTATTAGCCATTTTGGCATTTGCAGTAACAGCTCTAGCAAGTACTCAAGCTAGTGCGTGGACACAGCGTCAGCCGTTTCCACCAGCTCAATGTGCGGTACACGCACCCTACGGTTTCCCACAGACTCAACGTCAACTACAACCAATTTGCCAACAAGCATATTTGGTAGGTTACGATGCGGCTGCCAAGTTACCTAACTATGTAATGTATGAACTATTACCACAAAACGCATTAGGTTGTGTTGCTCGTACTAACGCATTTGCTCCAAATCAATTTGTTCAAAATGGCGCTGTTCCTGGCGACTATGCTGGCACAGGTTACGACAAAGGCCATATGGCACCCGATGGTGACTTATCATGGGACACACAGGTTGAATTTGAATCATTCCTAATGACTAACATGAGTCCACAAGCAGGTAGTTTGAACCGTGGTATCTGGAAACTATTAGAAACTAGTGTACGTGGTTGGGCAGTACAAGGCAACAACTCATTTACAGTTATTGCTGGCGGTTTATATGGCCCAGGCGACAAAACAATTGGTAAAGGCGTAGTTGTACCACATGGCTTTTACAAGATTGTTATTGATAACCAAACTAAACAGTACGCTGGATGGGGATTCCCACACACAGCACCATATCCAAACTTGGGCAATGACTTAACCAAGTTCCGTGTGCCTGTTGCTACTATTATGCAAGACGCTGGAGTACAGTTTGCATTGCCACCAGGCGGTGTTGAACTACAACCAGGTAAAGAATGGCCAGTTAACTTTGGTGCATTAACCAACGCTAAACGTGCCAAATGCGGTGCCAACGCAGACGCAGATTAATCATCTAAGACTGTAGCATGATAAATACTAGGGTAGACTAAATCTACCCTATTTTTATGACTGATTATGAGATATAAAGACCTACTTTCCGAACAACAATTAGACGAGCTTCGCATGAATCCTCGTTCGTTACAGCAGTTTGCTAGTAGCCCCGAAGCAGAAGGCATCATGGCCGGATTTGAAGCAGAACTTGTGTTTACCGGACAAGGCGGTGAAGCCGATTACGATGAAGATCCCGAACCCGATTATGATGCTGACGAGCGTTGCAATAGCATCGATGATGTTATAAACTTTTTCGGTAACGACGAGTACGGTTATGCTACATATGGCCGAGACTTGGATAAGTTACAAGAAGGGCTAGATGAAAAGTATATGGAATGGGTCGACGAGAAAATGTACGATGCTTTCCGTGATGAGCAAGAAGATTTAATTAAAAAAATTATCGAAGAAGATGATTTTGATTGGGATGACGAAACTCGTAAACAGTTAGAGTTGATGGATCTGTCCGAAGATGAAGTTAGCGATGCCTTGATACAAGGTAGTGAGGCTCCTCAATTTAATAGCTCCGTTGAACAACGTGAGGCAATGAAAACAAACAAAGCCTATGCAAACTATATTAATGCTCGCGAAGAAGCAGAAGGCCTACTAGACGAACTAGTTCAAGACAGTATTAAAGCACAAGATGGCACTTACGACTCAGCATTAGATGACTTCCGCAATGATTTTTATGTCGATGACGATAGTAGTTTCTTTGGTGATGTTGGCCTGCGTTGGATGAGTGACATTGCTAGTGAATTTCAATTGGTGTGGCCCGTTATTACTTACACTGGTCAGAGCAGTGAGGGTGGATTCAGCGAAGATAATGCTCGCAGTTTAGCTGATAGTTTAAGTAAAGAATTAGGTGTTAAAACCAAAGTGTCCGGTGGATATCATTCAGCTACACGTGATGATGAAACTTGGATTTTTGAACCAGATTCAAGTTTAGATGCAGACGATTCGGACAACATGCCAGTAGAGATTGTTAGTCCTCCTATGCCCTTACAAGAATGTTTAGCCAAGTTGCAACAGTTCTTTGAATGGGCCGAGTCCAATGGTGCTTATTCTAACGAATCAACTGGCTTCCATATGGGCGTTAGTTTACCTAACAAGGGCGGCGATGTTGACTATGTTAAACTAGCACTATTCTTAGGTGATGAACACGTGCTAGAATCATTTGGTCGTGCTAGTAATCACTATGCCGAAGCCGCAATGAAAAAGATCAAGACACGTGTGCGTGGCAACAAAGAAGCTGTAGCTGGTGCGCTAGAACTAATGAAGCACAACCTGTTGGAACTAGCACAAAAGGCTCTAGAGATCAGCAATGCTGGCTTTGGCAAGTATACAAGTATTAACCCACAAGGTGCAAATACTAGTCCAGATCCTACTAAACGTAAAGGTGCCAAGTATATCGAGTTCCGCTCAGCTGGTGGTACAAACTACTTTGAAGATATCGCTAAATTACAAAATACCCTGATGCGCTATGCACAGGCTATGTATATTGCCAGCCGTCCCGATCTAGAACGCAAAGAATACTACAAGAAGTTGTACAAACTTATTGCACCAGTAGAAGGTGATCCTGCATTGGATTTATTTGCACGTTTTGCCACAGGTGCTATCAGCAGTGAAGAACTTAAAAAGAGCTGGGCCGATAAAGCTCTAAGCAACGAACCCAAAGGCGATTGGAAACTATGGGATGCCACAGGCAAGGCCGTTGTTGGTCAAGAGTACAACGGTTATACCAAATCCGATGCGTGGGAACGTGCCAAACAGAAAATCAGTCCCGGCGGTAGTATGGAAGGTTTCCAGAAGGAATACACCTTACGTCCAATGCGTAGTGCCACAGGCGACTGGGAAGTTTACGATGTCAACACAGGTGAAACACTAGAAACTCTAAACGGCTTTGCTACCAAAGGCGAAGCTGCTGATTCAGTATACGACAAGTACAGCAAAGAAGGTATTGGATTTAACTTACGTCCAGCAGATCCAGATGCACCTGCACCAGAGTTGAGTCAGCGTGAAAAGCTAGCCAAACGTATCAAAGCACCTAAACCAAATTGGAACGTTGTTTATCGTCCAACTGGCCGTGTGGTTGATACTATTATGAATGTCAGTCGTGAAGAAGCACAGAAACTATTGGTCAAGGTAGCACAGCAACACGATTTTGATAGTGTAGACGATTTAGAACTGCACAACGAAAAAGACACACCAAAAGATGCAAACGATGCCAATACTGTTCCACGCACTTGGCAGTTTAAAGATAGCAGCGGTAATCTAATAGATCAAGTTCACGATATTACGTTGATTCAAGCGCAAGCAGTTAAACGAGGCATCGAAAGCAGACGTGGTAGCGAAGTTACTATGAGTAGTGTTCCAACTGATGCCAGCGCAGAACGTGTAGCAAATCGTACTCCGCAACAAGACAATACTACCCCGCCGGCGGGAATGTTAAGTCAACGTCCTAGTACTGGCGACTACTATGAAGTACGTGGCGGCAGTGATAACAGGATCTATGGTTTCTTGCCAACCATGCCCGGGCATTCATCACAGTTACGAGACCTGGCAATAGATGCCAAACGATATGTGAATGATTTGACTGGTAGAGATGATGCGTATATACAATACCGTTCAGGCGATCCTGTACAAGCAACAGCACCCAATGGTGTTCCACTGTGGATTGTATACGAGCTTGATTCTGGAAACGTAGTACACACCTTTGCTGACCACGACCAAACCAGTGCGTGGTCAACAGCACAGGCCTGGTTACGTGGTATCGGCGCAGAAGATCCTAGCTTGTTTAGTTGTCGAGCAAAGATGAGTACGTAATGTTAATATCTGAGTTATTCCTAAACGAAATCAGCGACGAGCTACGCCTACGTCGTAGCACTGGTATTATGGAAAGTCAATCTGTTTCTACAGAAGATATTATTGGTTATATTCGCAAATATCACGATTCAAATTTACACAGTGATTATACTGATTATATTACTAATACTTTTACAGGATTTGAATTAAAAGATATTCCTGTAAATTCTATTAAGACAGATTTGCCTAAGTTAGATTCGTCTAAAGTAGAACAATATAAAACAATGGACTTTAGTAAAGCACCTCCTATTGTTATTGGTGATGGATTTATCTTAGATGGTTACCATAGAGCTAATGTAGCAAAAGCATTAGGCATTCCTACTATAAAGGCTTACGTTGGTATTAAAAATGTAGCAGAAGTTACGTTAGTGCCTAGCGTTGCCAAAAGCAAACGTGAACATTTAGACGTTATGCCTAATGATGGCAAGCCTATACCCAAAGGTGATGAGTCTAGTCATATGGGCGACTTAGTAGCAGAAATGGGACACGGCTATCAACTTTGGTCTTGGGTAGATCGCGGTACTGTTACTTACTATGTATTTGATACCCGCACCCGCACAAGTCAGCTGGGTACAACTGGTCGTCCGTACAAATCAAATCGCGACAGTTTTGTCATCCAAGGTGTTTACTCTGGTCCTAAGAATCAGTACCGTGCCGCAGACCTATATGGTTTCTTAATTTTAAATCGTGGCTTGACCCTGGTGTCAGACAACAAACAAAGTACAGGTGGATATCGTGTTTGGCAAGAATTAGAACGTCGTTACGGTCGCAAGTTAAACATACACGGATTTGATACAAAGACCGACGAACCGGTAAATGTAACTACTCAAGACGAACCAGAAACACACGTTGCCCGTGTTGACGTTAAACAAGCCGGACCACAAATGAAAAAAGAGTTGGGCAGCACAAGCAGAGACCTAAGGTTTGTAGCGAGTGCAAAATGAGAGCTAAAGAATTTGTAGGTCTGCAACCACAACCAAATCTACATGATTTGACCAATGCAGCATGGGTTTTTTATTCTACTACACCCGACAATGTTGACATTGACTTAAAATCTGAACCAATTGATAAATTTATTCCGCAGGCAAAAGGAATATGGGGTCATTTTAAGAAACAAATCGGCGAGAAGAGAAAAGTAGAGAGTATGATATCAACAATAAAAGCCAATATACCCTTCTCTCTTCCTGTATATGTTAAATTCAATGATCCTACTTTATACGTAGTAGAAGGAAGGCATCGATTATGCGCTTACTGGTTATCCGGAGCAAAAACTATTCCTGTTGCTTACGTGAAACCTATAATAAAACAAAACCCGCACTAGGCGGGTTTTTTATTGAATTCGTTATTGTTTTATATCTAATATTTACCAATTTCTGTTGCAAAAATCCCACACTATTTCGAATTGACCATTAATTCCCAAAATGCTATACTGTTGTTATAGTAATTAATAAGGAATACAAATGCCATATACATTAATCACAAAAAACGGTAAAGTTATGCAGTTTTACATCAAATCCGTTGCTAATATGTATAAGGGCACATTGGGCGGAGTTGTATTTACGCAACAAATTTTGGTTGACCCAAAAATTACCAATAATGTATAATGTTTGTATAGTGAACAAAAAGGACTATTAAATGGCAAGTAATTATACTCTGGAACTACTAGAAGAAATTGACTCCAAACTGGACGAAGTTGAAGAATTGTTGCAGAAGCTCCCGTTAAACCCTGCTGTTCGTGCTCAACTAGTTAATCGTGTGTACGATATGTGGACAGAAATTGAAGAAACAGTGGACTTGGCACCAACAGATTGGCAAGCATAAAACGGTTGTCCATTAATTCCCAAAATAGTATAATAGTTGTATAGTAACTAATAAGGAGCAGTAAATGAGCAGAAAACACTTTGTAGCAATGGCTAAAGAGATTAGTTCGATGCCTGACATGGCCCAACGGTTAGCGACAGCGATTGCGTTTGCCAAGGTAGCACAATCAACTAATCCTAGATTTGATCAAGCAAAATTTTTAGATGCGTGTGGAGTTTAATATGAACTACGATCAAAAGCAAATTGAAGAAATTGTGTTTGAAGCTAAAACAGCCGCTCAACGTGCCGCTCGCAAATACTTCAATGAAAAGTTAGGCGGACAAGATCAGTATAGTTGTGGTTTTGCTTGGGTAGACATTTTTGGTATCAAAGGTAACACCAAGTTAGGACGTGCAATGAAAGCAGCAGGTATTCGTAAAAGTTACACCGGTAGTTTCCAGATTTGGAATCCGAGTGATATGGGTTGTCAGAATATCGACACTAAAGAAGAAGGCGCTCGTGCCGCGGCAGAAGTATTTGAGCGATATGGTTTCCAGGCTTACGCCGGATCACGTTTAGATTAAGGATAAGATATGAACTCAAGTTTACATGACATTCGTAGTAGTATTATTAGTGGTAGTTTTACCAACACAGAACTAGATGACATTGGTCAAGCAATTAAATTTGCCCGTGCTCAGTTAGGTCAAAAGAATAAAGGTACTTTAGTAAAAGGTACATCGGTTAAGTTTACAGATTCACGTCGTGGTATTGTTTATAACGGTGTGGTTGAAAAGGTCAGTGTTAAAAACGTTCTTGTTCGTACCACAGCTGGTACAGTTTACAAGGTCCCTGCAAATATGTTGGAGAGTGTATAATGAGTAAAATTCTTTTGGCATTAGCATTCATGGTATTAATGATTGTCGTTGGGCCTCTTGCGGCAATCTGGGCATTGAATACATTATTCCCTGCACTGGCAATTCCAGTAGATTTTGAACATTGGATGGCGGCAGCAGTTTTACTGAGTTTAACCAAGACATCAATTTCTAAGAAAGACTAATTATGAAAATGTTTATCATCGGTACAGTATTTGGGTTGATCCTGGCAACCGTGGGCTTTAGTGGTATTGCTAGAATTATGGACAAGGGTGTAGAAACTGTCAAGTCCCAAAGTACAGAATTGGCCAAGTAATTTTGGTAAAAGGAATTTCATATTATGGTTGCATTTTAATTCGAAATAATCTATAATATGAAATATGTTGGAGTGTGTCCAGCATACAATGTAGTAAATTTAATTTAACTTAAAAATGGAGTTTTACAAAATGAATAAATTGTTCAAAGTTGGTGGTGTTTCTAAAACTAAAGGTCAGTATAAAGTACGTTTTGCTACTGACATGACTCGTGTTAAGATCCTTGCAAAGACAGATAGCGATATCAATTTGCTCGAGCTACCAGAAGGCATGACCAAGCCAGCATTGGTTGTATTCCTTAAGACAACTGAGTTGTATGCAAACGCTGACTATAAAGCGGCGATTGACGCAGCTGATGCCAAGTACAATGGCACAGTATCTGCCAAAGCAACCAAGGTAAAAGCCAAGCCTAGCTTGGAAGATATCAAAGCCCGTGCATTACTCGACGCAGTAGCTGAGTAATTTTTAACAACGGGCACTCGCTGTGAAGCGTATAAGTCCTGTTTGGGCCGCAGGTAGTCAACGTATTCGTGACTTTGGTCAAAGTGGTGTATGGATTTTACTAACTCTAGTACCATACGTTGGATGGGTCGTTAGCCTAGCTATCATGTTTGTCCCTAGCACACCAGGTGAAAATAAGTACGGCGCAAGCTGTATTTAACACTAAATAATTATATGACATATCTGGCCTATCTTATGATTGTAGCAGTTTTATTATATTGTATGATAGAACTAAAGGATTGGTTAGATAGTCAATAGAATTGTTGTAATTCCTTTAGAGTAAAGGCATTGTGGACCCGGGTTCGATTCCCGGCATCTCCACCTAAGTATATTGTGCAACCAAATGGGAGTGCAAAGTCCGTGGGACAGTATACTTGGGTGGGGATGACAAGGTTTCGACATGGTGAGATAGCGACAAAGGCAACAGGGTAGGCGATGACCATAAATCAAGCAAATCTATAGACGCAAACGATTCAGTTTACGCATTAGCAGCCTAAAAACTGCTTAGGGCAGGAAATGCCTCGTAACAGAAACAACCAGCCCCTCCGGGGGCTTCTCTCACTTTCAAAGATAAAATGATAAACTCCTTCAAACAACATCCTGAGTTCTTGGAAAAAGACTTTAGAGCGAATCGTCCACCAGAGTGTGGCGTTCCAATGAACCCTAACATTACAATTAAAAAACACGAATGGCTATTGCCTCCCGAGCGATTACTTAATAAACGTATATTAGATATCGGTAGCTTCATTGGACAAACAGGCGATTGGTGTTTAAGCAATGGTGCCGCAAGTTACACAGGTGTGGAGATTAGTCCAGAGTTTTGCGAAACGGCAACTGAACTATTAACTAAGTATCATAAAGATAATAACTGGGAAATCATTAACCAAAGTTTAACAGAGTTCTTTCTTGGTAATGATGAAAAATATGATATTATCTTTTGTTGGGGTGTATTATTTGGCCACCACGACCATGCTTGGTTTATGAGACACTTAGCACATAGAGGTGATCACATTATTGTAGAAAGCCGCCATCCTAAGTGGATGTGGAACGGCAACCAAGATATACTACCGCACGACTTTTGGCACGACTTGGAATACGAAATCCCTTATACAGAATGGCAAGCTGGCGACATGACTATGCTGGCCGCAGTTAACGGCAGTATCAAGTGTACAGCCGCTAACTCAAGTATTGCTGCACTAAAGACTATTATGGAAATTAATGGCTTTACTGCTAACCTAGATGTTTACGAACAACTTAAAACAGAGTTCCCCGATAACTTTGGTATGTTTAAAGATCCAAAGAAAATTGGTCGCTTTGTTGTAGAGTTTACACGAGATTCAAAAGCACGTCATCACAGTTTGTGTGAGGACATATTCAATGATCCCGCTGAGTGGAACAAAAATTACGTAGATTGGATGAAGAAATGAAATTTTTAGCAACACTATTATTATTTGTATCAACAGCAGTATTTGCGGCACAGCCAATTGAAATTGTAGTACCTTATCCACCGGGAGGGGCCACAGACAGTCTAGGACGCATTGTTGGCGAAATTCTTAATGAACACGGTATGCCAAGTATTGTTGTAAACAAGCCCGGAGCTGATGCTGTCATTGGTGCCAATTATGTTGCTAAAGGAAAACCCGATGGCAAAACATTGTTTGTTGGTGCAACAGGTGCTCTTGACGCTAACATAGCATTTAAAGCACAAGGTATGGAATACACAGAACAAAGTTTTGTTCCTATTGTACCGTTAGCAAATATTAGTTATGTACTGGCGGTGCCCTCCGGTAGTCCTATTAAAAATTACGAACAGTTTAAATTTTATGTTAAGGCGAATCCAGATAAATTTAATTTGGCGTTTTGGAATGCCAATACTGCTAATATATTTTATGATTGGGCTAAGAAAGAGGGGTTGCCTCGTCCGACAATCATTTTGTACAAAGGATCTACTCCGCAAATGCAGGACTTAGTTGGCGGGCAGGTCATGTCGGGATTTGATACATGGTTAGCAATTCAGCCGTTCTTTGCTGCCGACAAGGTCCGTGTACTTGCTACATTGGACCAGGGTGGATTATCAGTTATTAAAAAAATTAAACCCGACAGCTCGGCTATTGCTATATCAACTGCACACCCAGAATTGAATGTGGGTGTATGGTACGGGTTATGGGCTCCAACAGGTACTCCCAAGGCTACCGTAGACGAGTTGAACCGAATCATTAATGCAGCATTTAAAGAATCTAAGTACCGCGAAAAGATGGATATGCTTAATATTAAAACATATGGTGGCACTTCAGAATCTCTACTTGTGTTACAAAAACGTAATTTGCAGATACTAAAGCGTATTGCCGCAGAAGTAGATAAATAATTGCATATTCCCGGAGTAATAATATGTCAAAATTAGAAATCGTAGTTCCTTATCCTCAAGGTGGCGCAACTGACTCAGTTGGTCGTATTGCTATGGATATTCTTAAAGAAGCAGGTTACGACGTTACTGTAACAAACATGCCAGGCGATAATAACGCTGTTGGTGCTCGTTACGCCTCGAGTAAAGATAGTAGTTTGATGGTAGGTTGTGCTACTTCAGTTGGTGCAAACTTAGCAGACAAATTAATGGTAGGTTGTGCTACCAGCGTTGGATCTAATCTAGCGTAATGTCCTTAGGATATACACGGGACAGTTTTGTCCCGTTAACACCTGTAGCCCGTACCAGTTTTGTTCTTGTAGCACGTTCCACACTAGATATTCGCAGTTATAATGATTTTTTAAAAAAAGTCCATGAGGGATTTACTCTGGGATTCTGGCACGAACCAACTGCAAGAGTTATCAATCAATGGATTAAACTTGCCGGCTTACCCACACCCACTACCCGCACCTATACTGGTAGTACCACACAGGCTGAAGCATTGGTTGCAGGTGAAATAGACTTTGCATTTGACACTTGGGTGGCTGCAAAAGCTAACCCCGACGTTTGCGCTATTGCTGTATTAGATAGTGTCAGCGGCCTTGATATAGATTGTTTAAGTACGTTGTATCCTGGAATAGATATAGACAATTGGTATGGCATCGTTGCGCCAGCTACAATGGATCCAGAATTAGCAAAGAAGCTAGAACAAGTATTAGTTGATGGATTCAAAAAAGACAAATACCGTCAACGTCTTGAAGATTTAGAGTTCCGCCCCTGGAATGGAACCGCAGAAGATTTTCGAGAGCAACAACAAAAGACCATTGACTTTTACCAAAATATCAAGTAACATAACCCATATGACCCAACCTTGGAAGTTTGATGATGGCATTGCCAAAAACTTTGTTGACCATGCACGTCAACATATACCCAACTACGATCTTGTAATTGATAAATGCGTTAGTATGTGCAAATGGTACTTAGAAGAATCGAGTTGCATCATTGATGTAGGTTGCGCCACAGGAGAAACTCTACGTAGATTAAATTCTGCAGGATTTGATAACTTAATAGGTGTCGAGGCCAGTCATGCAATGTTAAAATATTGTGATCCCAGCGTTGCTAGATTGATACACAGTGATAGATTTCCCAACGAAACATTTGATGCTGTTCTGTGTAACTGGACTTTACACTTTATAGAAGATAAAGAAAAATATCTAATAGACATACATCGTAATATGCAACCAGACGGTTTCTTTATCTTAAGCGAAAAGACAAGTCTGGATCCTACTGCTATAAATCATTATCATAATTGGAAATTAGCGCAAGGTGTAACTCTGGAAGAAATTGAATCTAAAGAAAACGCTGTAAAAGATATAATGTATATCCGAGATCCCAAGTGGTACCTGGATACCTTAGAGTGCATTGGATTTAAAAATATACAAATTATTGATGCCAGCTGGTGTTTTACTTCATTTATGTGCTACCGATGATTCCAATTAATTCACCACATGGCTATTATACAGTCGGCGATCAAATATACATAAACAAGTCTGAGGCTGTGTTTCAAGCCTCCAAAACAGGCAAAGAATTGATTTGGAAGTTTCATGACGATGTATTTAATGCTATCAACTGGAGTCACCGGCCCGCAGGTACCCTAAGAGATTTATATAGAGAACGTGCTCAGCAAATTCGCGACAAGTATGACTATGTAATCATACACTTTAGTGGTGGAATGGACTCATGGACGGTATTGAATAGTTTTTTAAGTAATGGCATTCACGTTGATGAAATATTCACACGCTGGGCATTTGCTGAACGTAAATTCAAAGATCCCGACAGTAGCAATAAAGATTCTTCTAATTTATCCAGTGAGTTTGAATACGCAGTAGTTCCTGTCTTAGATTATATTAAAAAGAACTATCCTAATACTAATATAGTAGTTGATGATTACTCAGAATGTATTCAGCAAGAACTATCTGAATCAGATTTCTTTGCAAGTAATCACTATCAGTCGATGCTATCGTTTTTTAGATTTAATCGTAAATCAAAATTTGAACAAGCCCAAATAGAAAAAAATAAGAGTGTAGGCGTAGTACTCGGATATGATAAAATTAAATGCGGGATTAGTAACAATTCTTTTTATGCGTATTTTACTGATAATCTAGGCGGAGCTCAGGACCCGGACAGAAATACAGAAATGTTTTATTGGTCCCCCGACGCACCAATGATTCCTGTAATGCAGGCGCACAACATTCTTGAGTTTATTTTAGACAACCTAGAAAAAATGAAACAATTAAAGCTAACAGGGTCTGATACAAAATACATTTCCACCTACTATAAACACATCTATCAGATTGTATGTTGTCCTGATTATAATCCAGATACATTTCAGGTCGCTAAACCCAAAGGATCTATGTTATGGAAAAGCGACCATTGGATCAATGATTATAATCCCAAGTACTTTCAATCTTGGCGTTGGACTAATAAACAGTTCTTAAGCTCTATAAACGATCAATATATATCACGTAACGCTGGCACTCAGGTGGGATTAAAGAAATGTACAAGTCCTTACTATATTATCAACAATAATATCAATATCCCAGGGTATTTGTTGCCAGATTTGGACAGCTACTTAGTGTAGTCTAAAAACAACACCCCAAAACCCCCTTAAATGGGGGTTTTTTGCGGGGTAAAATTTTGGTTGATCCAAAAAGGCCAAAATGCTATAATGTTTGTATAGTGATTAATAAGGAGCAGTAAATGAACTTAAAAATTGGTAGCAAAATTAGTTGGGTTAGTGCCGCTGGTAAATTAACTGGTGAGATTACAAACATTGTCCTGGACCTAAATGCTGCAGGCCAAACTATTCCTTGGATTGATATTCGAGTTACTGGCAAGAACGGTATCCGTATGTGCGCTTCAGATGAATACCTAAAGCAAATGAAAGTTATGTTGGTAGATACTAACATGATTGAACGTACTAACATCATGACTGGTAAGAAGTTCATGGAACCAATTAACACTCCAGTATTCATGTCACCTGCTAGTGAATCTTACTGGAGCATGTAATTGAAATTCTACAAAGAAACTACTCGGGATTGGGCTCATCCAACTCCAAACCATACTTACTTGTTGACTACTGATAAGAGCAAGATGTATGGTTATATCAAAGCCGGATCAGGCGATACTGTTACCTTTAAGAAACCGTTGAACTTTGATCAACGTCGTAGAACCTTTATAGAAGTTAAAGAACTAGGTGAAATCAACTTAGACGAAGTAAAATCAGAAAAGTGGGAATTTACAGGTAGTAAGGGTGATACTTATGTTGTCCAGAAAACAGATAATATGTTAAAATGTACATGCCCAGGGTTTATGTTCCGTGGCGAATGTAAGCATGTTAAATCGGTGGAGGAAAAAGCACAATGAGTACACGTTCAGCAATCGGTATCAAGCACGGTGATCGTATTAAAGCCATCTATTGTCATTACGATGGTTATGTTGGGCATGTTGGCCTATGCATTGATACTTACTACCAAGATAGCATCAAAGTAAACAAGTTGATCTCCATGGGAGATATGTCGTGCATTGGTGCAGACATTGGTGAGAAGCATGACTTTTCACAACGTTCGGAATACTTACCTGATGGGATTGCTCAACAATGCACTTTCTACGATCGCGATCGCGAAGAGGAAGATGCTACGTTCGTCAGCTTTGGTAGCGAAGCAGATTTTGTTGAGCATTACGAAGCCAGTGGCTGTGAATATTTTTATTTGTATGATCACGGTGTTTGGTATGTACTAGACTCAAGTAATGAGTTTAACCCACTACACGAAGCAGTAGCAAAGGAAACAGCATGAACGAACGATTAAAAGAACTAATGCTAGAAGCAGGATATGCGGCTCCTGAGATTGCTAATCGGGCGCAGGTGCTTGCAGACCTGATTGTGCAGGAATGTGTTGATATTGTACAAAAGCGTTATATGGGCGATAATAACCGTGAGGATATGGAAGTTCGTCGGTGTGTTGAGGTTTTGAAAAAACATTTTGGAGTTGAAAAATGACTGAACGTATGAAACTCGATTTTGAAACAGAGGTATACGAAAACCTTAGGTATATGGGTATGCGCTTCTCTGAGCAGACTACAGAAGCATTAAATCGTTTTTTGTTCGACGGCTTGCCACCAGGTGGACACTTAGAAGCTATGTTTGCCTACGATTTTGAACGTGCCTTATACAATGCAGACTCTGCCAACAAACAAACCTATTGGGGCTTGGCTATGTGGATTCGCGAGTGTGCTCCACGTGAATGTCAAGGTAGTTACGAAGCAGTCCAGTGGTGGTGTTCATCGGATGCACGGGAAGCTCGCGATTCTTATTACAAAGAATGCGAACAGAAGTATATGTGGAATGAACTAAAGAATACCACCGAGCAAGCAGAACAGGACTGGTAGACCATTAATTCCCAAAATGTTATAATAGTTGTATAGTGAATAACAAGGGGGGTGTATGACAATAACAGTTGCTCGTTTTAACGATCGTTTTGTTCGTGTTGTACGCACCCAAGAAACTGTTGCTTTTTCGCAACAACGAGACTGGGTTCTTGTTGAGTTCGATCTACATCTTCCTGAGCACAAAAGACAACAAAGACGTTGGGTTCCTGCTACTACACGGTTTGATTGGGTAAGGGATTTCCACTTTTAAAGTGGTTGTCCATTAAATCCATTTAATGTATAATAGTTGTATAGTAAATAAACAGGAGCCGTAAATGAACTTAAATTTTACCAAATATATGTTAGATTTTTATGGTCCTAACGGCATTTACGATTACGGTTTTACTTCTAAGCAGGTTATCCTTGCAACCCAGTTATACAAAGTCCGTATGGAAGAAGATTTTGGTCAAACAGAATTTGAAGGCGACAGCGTAGACCGGGAGCGTGTACGTGATATAATTTTATCATTCCGTGAGAAAGAGGTAGCTTAATGTTGAAACCCTGGGAAGTTGTTGCAGAGCTAGAAGCAGATGCTAGTCGGTTGGCCAAAGAAGCTATTATCAAACGTGAGAGCATTGCAGGCAACGACGAATTGTTTCGTGGATTCCGTGCGGCGTATGATGCTATGGTTACCTTTGGTGTAAAGAAGGTAGAAGAAAAGTCAGGCGACGGTAAGGGTATTACATCTGATGCATTTTGGAAAACGGCCGACTCCCTTAGCTCACGTCAAGTGACAGGCATTGCCGCACTTACCGCGATTAACTATTTGCGTATGAACGCAACAGAACAGGAGTGGAATCAATGGTACCGTCGTATTCTTATTAAGGATATGCGTTGCGGAACTAGCGATACTACAGTCAATAAACATGCAGATAAGAAATATGCTGTTCCTGTATTTTCTTGTCAATTAGCGCATGATGGTGCTAACCATGAAAGCAAAGTCTCAGGCAAAAAGTTGGTGGAAGTTAAGTTGGACGGAGTTCGTGTTATTACTATCGTGTATCCTTCTGGCGCTGTCAGTATGTTTAGCCGGAACGGTAAAGAGCTAGTAAACTTTCCGCATATTGCAAAACAAATTAGCAAACACGCTATCTTCTTTCAAGAGCCAATGGTCTTAGATGGCGAAGTAATGTCAAGTTCGTTCCAGGACCTAATGAAACAAGTGCATCGTAAGAGCGATGTTGAAAGCAACGATGCTGTGCTTAACTTGTTTGACATCCTTACACTTAAAGATTTTCAAGCAGGACTAAGCTCACGTACACAAATTGAACGTAGTACTTGGTTAAAGCAGTGGTTTACCCCTTTAGCCGATCATATGCCTAACGTAGATATTGTTGGGCAAGTGTTATTAGACTTAGAAAACCCCGAGCACCAGGCCAAGTTCAAGGAAATTAATGCACAAGCAATCGCAGGCGGTTACGAAGGAATTATGATTAAAGATCCCGACGCACCATACGAAACTAAACGTTCAGTGGCATGGTTAAAACAAAAGCCCTACATTGAAGTTAGTTTAACAGTAGTGGGCACCGAAGAAGGCACAGGTAAGAATGAAGGCCGACTAGGTGCATTAATTGTAGAAGGAACAGATGATGGTAAACTTATTAGGACCAATGTCGGATCAGGACTTACAGATGATAATCGCATTACTTATTGGGCCGCTAGGGATAACCTTGTCGGTAACATTGTTGAAGTCCGTGCCGATGCTGTAACACAAAATCAAGACGGTACTTACAGTTTACGATTCCCACGTTTCAAAGGATTCCGCGGATTTGAACCGGGAGAGAAGTTATGAACGAGCGGATTAAACAACTTTGGGACGATTCTATAGAAGAGTTCTCAAAACAACATCAGTATGCCACTATTATGCTTCCTGAACCGTTAAGAGAAAAGTTCGCCGAGTTGATTGTTCGGGAATGTGCAGGTGTTGCGGTTCAAGTAGGGGACTGTAATAACGACATCGCTCCAGAATTCGGCCAAGGCGCATACTTTTCTGCAGATCAAATTAAACAACATTTCGGAGTTGAAGAATGAACGATAGAATAAAAGAACTAATGCTAGAAGCAGGATTTGCGGCACCAGAACTTGCAGGTCGTGCTAACTTGTTAGCTGAGTTGATTGCTAGAGATATCTGCAAGATTATCAAAAGTCAGAAAATTGCCGAGCCGGAGAGTGGGTATCAAGATTGGGAAAATGGTTATAATGCCTCAGTTAAACATGCTGTAGAACAAATTAAACGACAATATCAGAAGGCAAAATAATGAACGAACGGATTAAACAACTTGCTCTACAGGCTCAAAATAATGGAGATTCGATTCATTATTATGATCCGGTATTTGCTGAAAAGTTCGCCGAGTTAATTGTGCGGGAATTTATACGACAAAATAAATCATATGCTGTTAACAGTACGCATAGAGATTTTTATCTTGGATGGAATGATGCTATTACGCATTGTAATGAAAGTGTTAAAGAATACTTCGGAATTGAAGAATGACTGTAACTGTAAATTTCACAAAATATAGTCGCAACGCCAAAGCATTTAAGAAGGCAGCAAGGTTTGATAAAATTCTACTAAAATCAAGTGATGATTTTGATCAATATGCTAAGACTAAATTTAATGCTGTAATACAATATAAAAATAGCGAAACGGACAGCATTTCATTTAATAGCTTATCTGAATATTATAAATTCGAAGACTATAGAAAATCACAAGGTCTATAAATGAACGAGAAGATTAGAGAACTTAGTGAACAGGTTGGCATTACAGAGGCTAATCTAAGTGACGGCAATATGTCATACAACGAATTAGAAAAGTTCGCCGAGTTGATTATTAAAGAATGTGCTAAACTCGCACTAACATTTAACTATAACTTACAATCGCTTAATGATAAAGAAATTAGAAGCCACGCTAATAGGGTAAGTGATTATGTTAAAGATCATATGGGGTGCAATAATGAACAATCGGTTTGAACAACTTTGGCAACAAGTTAATCTACAAGAATGTGATTGTGGATGCAATCCAGATGAATTTTTAAGACTACGATTCGCCGAGTTGATTGTTCGGGAATGTGTAACCACTATTGAAACATACAACAATAATAGCCTCACAAAGAAAATTGCGGACGAAGGTGTTTACTCTTACGAGCAAGGTGCTATCGCTGGTATGAATGAATCGGTTTTAGTAATTAAACAACATTTCGGAGTTGAAGAATGAACGAGAAGATAAGAAGTGTTAAACCTGCCAATGGTGTAAAAGGATTTATCATGCACGGCGTTGACATGAATGGCGGCACCTTCTATTTCTTCCGTGTGTATAATGAGGACTTTACCTTTGTTGATTATGATATTACACACCACGATTTAGAAGTTCAGATATTAGGAACTGATGCAGTATTGTATAGTTCGGAGTTTGGTGATTATATTGATTATCCACCTATAGATGAGTTGAAGAATGAATCCAGATAGTGAATTGTTTAAAAAACTTGTTAAAGATGCAGGCATTCAATTAGTACATTGGGATGATAGTCCTAGATTGTATATTGAAAATATGACATATGATGGAAACTTAGCCAAGTTCGCCGAGTTGATTGTGAGAGAATGTATGACCATTTGTAAGGAACATCCATCAAGAATTGTATCTAATAACTGGGTTGCTGACGCTGTGGCACCAGATGTTGTGAGACAGTTTGAAGAACATTTTGGAGTTGAAGAATGACAAGATATAGTTGGATTACTACTATAGTAGAAGATCCAGACCATCCAGGAGAAATGCTTCTTGACATCGGAGAGGCCTGTAAAGAGCTGGGCTGGGAAGAAGGTGCTATCATTGAGTGGATTGATAACAAAGATGGTACGTGGACATTAAAACGCAAGGAAACAAAATGACATTTGGAATTAGATATACCGAGACTGTAGAAGGCCTAGACTTGGATGCTCGCAACCGCGAACTTAGGCATCTACTCAACGAACACGATTGTGAAGTTACATTCACTAAAGTAGATGGTACCTTACGCACAATGCCTTGTACCTTGCGTACTGAAGCAATGCCACAACGTGTAGTTACAGAAGAATTTCAAACTACACGACTATACAAGCCAGAAACTCTGAGTGTGTGGTGTTTGGACCGTTCTCAATGGCGTGCCTTTAAGGTAGCTAATGTAAGAGAGATTCGCGTTCTTGGATAGAGATTTAGTAACCGATCTTGAGCAATGTGCGTGGTTCTTAGAAAAAATAAGGACCCGCAAGGACTATGCCCAAAATGTATATGCCGCCCTGTGTAATATGCGTTGGCAACCTGCTGACATCTGGCCTGTACTTAAAGACGAATATTGGTCGTGTAGCTGGCGTGCCGCGGGCGGAATAGTAGCGGACTTCCGCAATGGATTCGAAGATGTTAATGAAGATTATATGGATTGGTACTGTAGTGGCATTGGTGGTGGCTTCGACTTTACAGAAGATCCCGCAGTAGCCGAATCAAAGTTCAATGAAAAAAAACACGTACCGGAAGGAACAGTAACAGATGAAATACGTGAAGATTTTGCGACTCTGGGTTGGACTCCGAGTGAGTGGCCTAAAGACAAGGATTGATCGAATGAAAACTAAAGATGTTGAAAAAATGATAGTTGGTAGTATTAAAGAAATCCTACGAGATCGTAATTACTACTATCACTCAAGTATTGGGGCGGACTACTGCCATTTGACTGAATCCGGCGAACGTGCTATACTTGATATTATTAATGTGCTAGGCTCAAGAATGGCCCTGGCATTAGAACAAGAAGATATTCAGCGCAGTAAAGAACTTGTATTAAACGAACTTAAAGGAAAATGAAATGTCATACGATCCACGTGCAGTAAAAGTAAGCAAATCAGTAAAACGAGTAGCCGCAACAATGACAGATAAAGCACAACGTCGTAGCTTTATCAAAGGCTATGCCGAAGCAGAAGCCGCTAATGCTCGTCAAAGTCTGAATCGTAAACGCGATAAAGAGTAATGGGTCAAGTCTTTAGGACAGCAGAACAGTACCTAGATCAATTAAGTTTGGGAGAATTTGTTGAGATAGGTACTAGCCGTAATGGCGATGATGGTAGTACTAAAACTTTAGCCGAATGGGCCAGTCAGTTAGGTACTAAATTGATTACCATTGACATGGATCCAGCCAATTGTGAGTTTGTGCAAAATTTGCACATTCCAAACTGTACTATATTAAATCAAAGTGGTGAAGATTATCTTTATCATAGAATTTATTCGATGCGCCCAATTAATTTTCTTTATTTAGATAATTTTGATTGGGATTGGCATCCGGATAAGACTCCCGACTTTATTCTAGAACAACAAGCTCGGTATCAAACACTGGGCCTGGAAATGAATAACGTAAACAGCCAAAGCGCCCACTTATCGCAGATGATCTTGGCATTGCCGCACATGGCCGAACATTGTTTAGTAGTATGCGATGATACTTGGTTTAACAAATGGTGGGGACATTACTCAGGTAAATCGGGAAGTGTAATTCCATTTTTATTAGCAAATGGGTTTGAAGTATTGTATACAGAAGAACAACCTGTATATGGCACTATCTTAGGACGTGGTATTAAATCTACCTAGTAGTTGCCCTGGCCGCCACCGTTGCCATAATCCCAAGTCCATTCTTGTGTAGAAGTTTCTTTTGCAGGATAAACTCCTAACGGAGTATTCAGTGGCGTGTGTATACCTTGTGCAACAATAGGCACTTGATTGTTATAAGGATTGGGGTTTTTAACTCGTTGACCAACTTCTTGTCTAGTTGGTGCCGGCGCTGTATATACCGCAGTAATTACTACAGGCGGCGGTGTATATTGAGGTTGATGATTCGATGGAGCTACCACAGGTGCTACAGGACTAGGAACATGGTTAGCTTGGCCAATAACGGGGCTAGGTGTTCCTTGTCCAGGGTATGTCATAGATAACTAGCGTGACCGTTTGTTTGACTGCCTACAACAGGCGATGTAGTTGTTGTTTTTGCTTTTTTACCGATAGCCGCAGGTTGTGCGGTATCACTACCTGCTACTGATGCAGTATTTTTAACTGCCGCAGGTGCTGCAGGAGTAATAGGCGCTACAACTGCTACGCCAACTACCTTAGCTACAACAGGATTAGCTACCTTGGTCATGGCGGCAGCTGTAGTTGTAACTACAGGGCTTGCAACCTTGACCTTTGCAACCGATGCTACTGGAACTGGAACTGTAGTTACTTTAACTGTAGTAGTCATAATTAACTCTGTGGTGTATTTTTAGCTTTTGCAACAGAAACGATTGTACCGTTGTCACTATTTTGACCACGTTTAACTGCTGTACCTGTTACTGGTGATACTGTACCTACACCTGTAGTCACAGAAGTGGCTGTAACCGGACTAGCAACTTGTCCTGTTACGAAAGTTTTTGTACCTACTACTGCTGGAACACCAGCTTTATAAATTGCGTATGCCATTTTGATTTCCTTTATGGTTTAATACTATTATTTATCTGGTTTTGGTTAAATTAGTAGTTGCATTTAACTCAACAAGTTTGCTATACTAGCATCATGCTGTTACTAAACAGCTTTTAAATTTAAAGGAGACATCATGTCTATTACTGTAAAACTAAAGAAATTTGATTTGAAGACCAAACAAGGTCGTTTGTTTGAAGCATTGGTATTAAACCGTGAAACCTTGAGCCCAGCTCAAATTACACATCGTTTTGGTATCAAGAACCCTACCGCAACAATTAGTGATATCCGCGCTCGTGGCTACGCTATTTACGGTAACCAACGTGTTGCAGGTAACGGCGTTAAAGTTACTGAATACCGTCATGGTGAAGCAAGTCGTAAGATGGTTGCTGTTGCATACAAAGCTATCTCAATGGGCTTAGTTGCTTAATTAAGTTTAAGTAGCACAAAAAAGCTCGCTTAGGCGGGCTTTTTTCTTGGCCAAGTTAAATACTTTATATGCCAAGAAAAGTGTTTAATTTAGAACGCGATTTACGTGGTACGAACCGGATCATTGATAAAGTTCGTCATGAAGAAATCTACGCTCAAAATTTATATGCCGCATTATGTAACAATCAATATCAACCAAAAGATGTCTGGGGAATATTGTCAAATATCAACTGGGATTGTTCGTGGAGTTATGCGGCCAGACTGATATCTGATATCCGCGAAGATGAAAGTTACATAGATTGGTATTGTTCTGGTACTGGATTCTCCGGTACCGATTTCACTGGCTTCGTAGAAGAAAGCTATGTTACTGAAGAAATTGAATCGGACATAAATAGCATCGGCTGGCTAGTTTCCCAAAAAAGATTTATTGACCTTTAATTCAAATAACAGTATAATTGTAGCTCAACTAAGGAATCACAAATGAAAGTATATCTTGGTCCGTATACCTCTTGGATAGGTCCCTATCAAATAGCAGACTTACTATGCTTTTGGGTTAAAAAAGTGCCCGATGAAAATGGTCATATGGACAAACCAGTCTGGGTTCATGACTTTGGAACTTGGTTGGCCAACGACCGAGATGGCAATGATAGTTGGCTATGCAAATTTTGTAACTGGATACAAGAACATAAAAAGCGTCGTATGTATGTTAAAATCGACAACTATGATGTTTGGGGCATGGACCATACCTTAGCACTTGTTATTCATCCCATGTTACAAAAACTTAAAACGCAGAAGCACGGTTACGGCTGGATTGACAACAAAGACGTGCCAAAAGAATTACGCAGTACCGCCCCCGGTGCTCGTAAAGGTATTAAAAACTCGTACGATTGGGACAACTATGCCGAAGCTCGCTATAGCTGGATGCTAGATGAACTTATTTGGACCTTTGCACAGTTAGCAGATGACGAGACTGGTGAAAGTGAGTTTTATGATCATACGGAAAGTAGTAAAGAAAAAGACTTTATGAAAAGTATGACAAAGTTAAAAGTAGACCGTGCAGGATTAGAAGCTCATAACAAACGCATTGAAAACGGACTTCGTTTATTCGGAAAATATTTTAGAACACTTTGGGATTGATATGAAAGTAGCAGTAATTAGTGACCTACACTTGGACTTTGCAGATCTTACCTTGCCCGGTGGCGATGTATTAATCCTCAGTGGTGATATCTGTGAAGCACGACGCCTAAAGAAAGACATGTACAACCGGGACATGATCTTATTTGAGCACGAACGCAAAGACCAAAGACCTGACAGGTACTACAGATTCTTTGAAGAAGAGTGTAGCAAGTATCGCGAGGTTGTTATGGTCATGGGTAACCACGAACACTATGGTTTTCAGTATCAAAAGACCTATGCTCACATTGCATCCAATTTGCCCGATAATGTAACCCTGCTTGAAAACCAAACACATACCATTGATGATGTTGTTTTTGTTGGTGCTACCCTGTGGACTGATATGAACAAGGCAGATCCCTTGACCATGTTCCATATGAAACAACAAATGAATGATTACAAGCAGATTACACAATTTAACGAAGCCAAGAATGTTTACCATCGTTTAGATCCCGAGCGTACTGTTAGTGATCACTTTGCAAGCAAGCAGTTTATTGCAGAAACAGTTAAAGATAAGTTTGATCAAAAGTTTGTGGTAGTAACCCATCATTCACCTAGTAAGGCCAGTATCAAGCCACAGTATGCCGGGGACCATTTAATGAATGGTGCTTATTCAAGTGATCTCAGTGAGTTTATCTTAGAAAATCCACAGATTAAAGTGTGGACCCACGGGCATACCCACGATGTATTTGATTATATGATCGGGTCTACTCGTATTATTTGTAATCCACGTGGATATAAGGGCTACGAAGACCGTGCAGAGCAGTTTGACCCTGGATTTAGTTTTGAAATTTGATAAATATTATAAAGTATTATACTTAGGAGAGTAACCATGGCAACAACAGGAAATTTTTACACAGCTACCAAAGTAGTTGATGGAGTAACAACATTGGTATCTTTAGACATCTGGGCTAAAGATACATTATCAGCAGATGATTTTGTTAAATTCCAAGCGTCTGCTGCTCGTCAAGCAGCAATTTTTGAAGCGGCAAAAACAGCAGGCACAGTAGTAATGACACCAATTACACCTGCAGAAGGTGAAGTTAAAGAAGGTGTTACTTATGTGTTTAACGGCGTAATCGAAGACGACACAGAATGGAGATCATTTGCGGCTCAATATGCAAACGATCCAAGTCTAACTCGTCCAGCAGATCATACAGTACTAACAGACGTTTAAATATTCATTTGACTTATTAAGTAAAAATCCTTATACTTAACCGTATAAGGATTTTTATGGCCAAACAACCAACGTATTCAACAACAATTCCAGTAACTGGGGCAGGACTTGCTGGACATTCCTATGGTAATATAACCATTGGTACAGCTATCCCGTCTGCTGGACTCTCCTATACCACAGCCACAACAGCCTCGTGGGCACCAAGTGCATCCAAAATCGAAATAACCGATAAGGATATCAAACTTGACGGGTGGAGTCTCCGAGAGACCTTGAAAACCATCACAGAACGCTTGGCCGTGCTACAACCAAATCCCGTGCTTGAAAAAGAATTCGAAGAGCTTAGGGCTTGTGCTGACCGTTACCGAGAACTTGAACGGAAACTGTTGGATCAAAAAGCCATGTGGGAAGTACTTAAAAAATCCTGACAATTAATTGCCAATATGTTATAATAGTATATGGACCCTAAATCAAATTGCGTAGTACTTAATACAACTAAACTAACCCCAACACAGATCGAGCGAATTATACGATGGTGTGGACAACATTTTGAATCGGATAAATGGAACTTCATGACCGACTTTCCCAGTTATCACTGGAGGTTCTATTTACCCGACGCAGAAAGTGAAACCTTATTTAGATTAAGGTGGGCCAATTGAGTAATCAGAATAAAACACTAAGCCAAGTTGGATGCTTTGCCCTTGTACAATGCAAGAAAAAAGATAAGAAGTGGTATGAAGTTCGTTGCGAGGCGTGGACACTGGAACACGAAGTTGAACACGAAATTCGTAATTTCTTTGATCCCTTACGCAACAAAGGTGGTCGTTGGGGATCACATTGGAAGTACAGCAATCGTAAGGATGCAGAGCAAATGTACACAACAGCATTATTAAAATTCTCATGATACAGTGGAGAGACGAAGGTGCTCCTGTTAAACCTGGACTGAGCATTTGGCGCCCAGGTGATCGTAGTGTAGGATTTGTATTGAGTTTAGATCGCTGGCATGTTTACGTTAGATATAGTCGCGTTAAGAAGAAGTTATTTTGGGAGTGCAAACATTTAGAGCCAAGAGCTTGGCGCATGTTGAAAGCAAAGAATGAGCGTAACGATTAGAGTACCTTGGGCAGATCCAGCAAATCATAAACACGCATGGAATGAACTACTTGCTTGGACTGTAGAAACTTACGGATTACCAGGAGATCGAGTATCCTTTCATCCCACACACGATTGGATGGACTTTACATTCACAGATGAACATGATGCGCTTATGTTTCAGTTAAAGACTGGTGGCCATCGTCGGTACCGGGAAGAATATACAGCAGAATTTGTTGGGGGATTAATTAATGGACTCTAGGGGGACCTTAGTAAAAGAAATAAGAATGGGCGATTGTGAAGACCCTTACCTGTATGCAGCAGAACCTATATACCAATGGGAACAGAGCGAAGAAGCCAAATGGTTAAAATCAAAGTGCGACGATTTGGTATTTTTCGTCGATTCGGATCCTGTTACATGGGGATTTAAGATTCGTATCTACGCACCCCTTACAGGCGAGGCATTAACATTCTATAACTTAAAGTACTTGGGTATTAAATCGTGATTATACTTTCATTACAAGAATGGCGGATTGTACAGGACAGTATTATAGCCGAACACGGTCGTAGCATGGTCTTATTAAGAGATAAAATGCGGCGTGAGTTGGGCTTTACTGCTAGAGAGCATACCTACAAAGAGGACAAGTTTGGTATTTACTATAATGTAATACGTGAAATACACTTGGACTTTTATAGCGATGCCGCAGAAACAATGTTTAGATTAAAATGGCTATGATTGAATTTACATTAGATCGCACTGAATATTATCACAAGCACCGTGATATTGCCCAATGGTGTTGGGATCAGTTCGGCGAAATGGATCCTGATCGTTGGTATCAGCGATTTGCCTTTGGCACACAGTTTATGCAGTTTGAACGAGAAGAGGATGCGAGCTTGTTTGCATTATATTGGCTATGATGGAAATGACTCTAAAGCGTTGGCGCATTGAAAAAGATCATATTGACGAAGCAGACGTTGAGTGGTTGCGTGGGTGCTGTCATGCACTTGAAACTAAGTACGAGTTTCAAAACTTATTTGAAGAAGGTCGTCCTATACAGGTCTTTAGCGGTCCCGGGCAGGTTTTTGTAGATACCATTGACGATGACCAAGAAGCTATGTTAAAATTAAAATATGGCGGTACAGGACAATTAATACTAATGAGAGTTGAGCGTTGGGAAGATGGAAGCCAACAAATGATTGGATATGTTGACGGGCATGGGTTTTAACAATGAATAAAGAAAATACATTTAGAACATTAAAAGATCAAGAGCCTATTGTAGAACGTTGGCAATGTCGTGTTGGCTTACACCGTTGGCTTAAATGGTCTGCGATTGAAAAGAAAGCCAGTAACTTATATGCATACCAGCATCGGTATTGTGCTGACTGTAATCATGGGCAAAGTCGCCGCTTAAAAACAGATTGGTAATATGATCAATTACTATTACGAACTCAAACAAGATGTTAAAATGTTTGGACGTACTACCTGCCGTTACTTGGCACAGTTTGACGTGCATCCAGGTAAGACTGGTATGTTCAATCCAGTCTGGCACGATGAAGCCGTAAAGCACAGTACTAGAGTATGGATGGAAAATGCCAATGGTGTTTGCCTAGTTAAAGGTCCGCACACTGATCTTAGTTGGGGCAAAGTTGATGAACGAGAACTCGTATGGCTTAAACTTATTTGCAAGGATATAGAGACGCTATGAAAGTAAAACTTATTATGCGGGACAAGGACATGATTGCGGTCCTAAATCGAGAACGTAAGAATCCCTTGTGGACAGAGATTGTAGTAGAGCCCCTAACCTACAGAGAATTACAAGAGGAAATCTTAATTGAGCGTATTAAACGTCCCGATGGTATATATCCAGAAGAACGTACATTACCCAACTTAGTAGAAACTTTAATGTACAAAGAAGGACATATATACGATAAGCGTTATTTTAATTGGATGCTAACGTACGATTTCCCCGACGGGCAGATCTATGTACAAACAAGACATACTACTCCTAGACAAGCACTTAATCGTATTACACTAATATATGAAAAAGATCTATAAACAACTGACGCCAACGCTCGAGCAAGTTACTGTAGAACACAATGGACAGGAACTAACCTTCCTTAACGGTGTTATACAAATACAAACAGGCGGCAAGTTTATTCCTGCTACGTCTCCAATTGACCGAGACTTATTGTTAATCATTGAAGATTATGCTTGGTGGCATATAAATCAAAAAGAGATTGATCAATGGATTGAGGCAAGTAATGGTGCTATAACACAACGGGGTATGGTTGTACATTTTAATACGGAACAAGATCGTACTATGTTTTTACTAAGGTGGGGATGATTCGAGTTAATGTGCTAGACGATACATTTAATCGTGCGTTTTGGAATGCCAAGCGTACCTTGCCGATTGAGCATTTAGAACGGCCAAACCAGTATGCTCAGCGGTGGCGCGAAGCGTTTCGATGCAGGCCAGATTCCAACAGCGATTGTAGCGAAATTTATTATATATTTGATCGCGACGAAGACTACACTTGGTTTATGCTGAGGTGGCTATAGATCGTAATCCTGTACTGACCGTGCCTGTAAAAACCTACAGTCATTACTCAGACTGCGAGCCTTGGTGTTTAGAGCATATCGGGCAATGGAATGCCGCTTGGTGGAGAGATTTCCCGGATATTGCCATGGCAGTGGTTGTGGAAGGCCCGCATGAAGATTGTTATTGGTTTGCTAACGAGCAAGATGCTATAATGTTTAGACTAAGGTTTAAGTAATGGACATAGAAGATTATAAATTTGATGCAGAGGAATACAAACAACAACACGTACTTTGGCAACTAGATGATATTCAAGTTAGGAAAGAGATGAGTAGAATTAGTGGAGATAAAGCCATATGGCACAAACATTTCTGTTCTATACTACCCAGATGTATAAATGGTCGTTGGTATTGGCGTGAGTGGATTTGGTACACAGAACGCTTTGGCCCAGGTGGAGTACATAGATACTACGGTGACAACTTTGATAGGTTGAAGGACGATAGATGACTGTAGAAGCTGGAAAATTACGCTATAACCCATCTACTAATAACTGGGAAATGTACGATGGCGTCAACTGGAGAATAGTTCCCGAACACGATGTTAAAACTGCAATGCCAAAATGGGAGCGGTGGTTTGCCTGGCGGCCTGTTCGGGATATACACGGCAATTGGCAATGGTGTAAGACTGTCTATCGCCGGTGGCAATCAGACAGCAAGTTTCCGGTAATGAAATACAACCGATACGAATACGGCAATGCATTTGATATATTAAGGAATGAATATTGATTGATTGGTCAGCTATAGCCGGTAAGTTTGTATCTATGCTTATGTCATGGATGCAAGCTGGCAACCTACGCAATCGTATATACACCCTACAAGAACAAAACGAACTCATGAGAACAGGCCTGGAAGATATACAACGCATGGACCCAGAAGGCCGCATGGGCTGGTATGCTAAATCAGTATTGGATAATGTAGATGGCAAATAACAATCACTTATATTCAGATTTTGAAGCTCGGATAGATTCTTTAATCCCTAGAGCAGATTCAGCTGAGAAGTATGACCATTGGCGTTCATTACAGATAGCCAAGGCTGAATACGATAATATACGTATAGCAGAAGGGCTGAAGTTTGAATTAGAAGGATTCGCTACATGGTTAGAAGAAACATACGGATTTCGTATACACCGTCCTGATAACATGATTGGGCAAACATTTGAAATTATAGACGAAGCCAAGTACACATTTTATAAGTTGAAATACACATAATGTATGTAAACAATGTTGACCTAACTCCTCCGCAAGCTGTACTTGATCGATGCCATCAAGTCGTAATTGCTGACCCTAAAACCGTAATGTGGAAAATGAAGAAATGGTGTAGGGAAAATGATTTAAGTTTAATGTGGTCAGAATTGTTAGATACTTCAGATGCAAGCTACCAACACGATTATATAGCGGCATTTTGGTTTATTGACGAACCGGATGCAACAGCCTTTACCTTGAAGTTTAAATGATACAAATACCGTTTGAGCATATTAATGGCCCGCACACTAGTTGGGAAGAAGTTATAATACTATGGCGAGATGTATTTGATGGTCCTAGGTATCCTATTAGGGAAATACTCAACTGGATCGAAACAGCCGAAGGCGGGCGATATCACTTACACGGATTTAACAGCACTGAAGGATTTTGTTTTAGATTTGAACAGCCTGCAGATGCTACGCACTTCAAGTTGAAATGGTTATGACTATAATTGTGCTAGAAAATACTAATGCTAACCGTGCTATAGAAATAGTGCAAGAACCCAGGCAAACTTTGCGTCAACACGCAGATTTTAGTTATAGATTCTTACAGGGAGGGTACAGTTGGGAAACCCACGAACTACGATTACCCAGTGTAGAATTTGAATTTTACAATCCTGCAGATGCAACTTCTTTTACATTAAAGTACCTATGAACTTAGAAGATGCAATCGCAAATGATTTAGCTCAACAAATGGCCGATTCCTTAGATGCCGAGTTTCTAATAGAACTGAAATATTATGACTATAAGAAAGTTTATGGTCCAGCAGATTGGGTATACACGCAAACTAAAATAAAAATATGGTGTGAAGAAACTTTGCCCAATTGCTTTTATCACAATAATACGCTATACTACATGGATGAAGCAGATGCGATCATGTTTAGGTTGAAATGGATATGAAGATAATTAGAATACCACACGATAGACACGAACGTGGCACAGAAATGTGGGCCGTTAAAACCCTACGTATTAAAGAAGAACTTAAAGAACACGGACTAATAGAACGACGTGACTACGACTGCAATTATACATCCAAGCACGAAGCAATCGAAATGCGATTTTATGATCCCGAAAATCCAGCAGTAAGTTTATTCTGCTTAAAGTATTCATGACAAATCCAAATCAATACCGAATCTCCAAAGAACGGTGGGCGGAATTTGAGGAGCACTATGCTTGGCAATTACTTAAAAGTCCAGACTATAGACTAGGACAAGGCTTCCTAAACTACTTTAACGAAGTAGATAAGATCTGGAACAATGATGGAGATTTAGGTAAACAACAAAGTGTTAGATTATACTATGAAACCAACAATGTCAAAGCAATGGAAATAATTAAAGGGTGGATAGAACAATGAATAAAAACTTATTAACTGGTATACTGTTCATTGTGTTTTCTATTGTGTTTGGCCTCAATGGATTTAGATATACTGTTGGCAACTTTGCCGATCCGGGCGCAGGACTGTTTCCTATTGCAGTCAGTGTATTCTTACTTGTACTAGGACTGATTATCATTATTAAAAGTCGCTTGATAGATGCAGTACCGGTTGATTTTAAATTTAGAAACATTATTATTATTTCCCTGGCACTACTTGGGTTTGCTGTAGCTACTGAATACTGCGGCATGATCTTAGGTATTGTAATACTTGCTTCAGTTGCATCGACTGCTGCATCAACTTACTCTATTGCAAGAGTTATTAAAATTACTATAGGGCTGGTATTGATTACACTTGCATTCAAATATTTACTTGGATTAAATTTACCACTATAATGGATATACTTGCACACCTTGCATCGGGATTTGACACAGCATTTACTGTACAAAATTTAATGTACTGCGCCATTGGGTGCTTTGTGGGAACCTTGATCGGATTATTACCCGGCCTGGGCCCGATTGCTACCATTAGTTTATTGTTACCATTGACTTATGCAATGCCAACAACCGGTGCTATTATTATGTTGGCAGGTATTTACTATGGCGCACAATACGGAGATAGTGTAAGTGCTATTACCATGAAGATTCCGCATGCCAGTAGTATTGTTGCCTGCATTGACGGATATCAAATGCACCTACAAGGACGCACCGGTCTTGCCCTGTTTACAGCAGGTGTCAGTAGTTTTATTGGTGGAACTGTGTCGGCTGTTATTGTTGTGGCGTTTGCTCCTATGCTAGGCGATGTGGCATTCCTGTTTGGTCCTACAGAATATGTAATGTTAATGTTGCTAGGATTTGTCTGCGTCAGTTTAATTACCACTGGTAGTTTGGTCAATGGTCTGGGCATGGTGTGTATCGGAGTACTGCTGGGCATGATTGGTACTGACGTCAATAGTGGTGTTACACGTTATACAATGGGATTTCCTTTTTTGATGGACGGTGTGGGAATAGTTAGTATTGCCATTGGTTGCTTTGGGCTTGCAGAAATTGTCAGCAACTTAGATAAACGAGATGAGCGTACACCTTTTACTGGCAATATTAAATTAATGCCGACTTGGGCCGAATTTAAACGTATTATTCCGTCGGCCCTGCGTGGTAGTATTGTGGGTAGTTTCTTGGGCCTGTTACCTGGCGGCGGTCCTACTATTGCTCAATACGGTGCTTATGCCATAGATAAAAAGTTCAGCAAGTATAGAGATGAAATAGGAACCGGAGCCATTGAAGGAGTAGCCGGACAGGCGGCCGCTGATGAAGCCGCGGCTCGTACAAGTTTTATTCCCCTGATGTCAATAGGTATCCCAGAAAATGCTGTTATGGCTCTGATACTAGGTGCGTTAATGATCAAAGGTATTACTCCGGGCCCGCAGATGATTGACAGGCACCCAGACGTATTTTGGGGACTAATTGCAAGTATGTGGATTGGCAATGTATTCTTGCTTATCTTGAATGTACCAATGGTTAGACTTTGGTTAACAGTATTCAAGATTCCGTATGCAGTACTATTCCCGTGTATTTTATTCTTTTGTTGTCTCGGCACCTACAGTACCAACAACAATATTGAAGATATATATACCACGGTAGTCTTTGGTATAATCGGATATACGTTCCTGAAGTTGGGTATGGAGGCTGCACCCTTAATGCTGGGCTTTATTCTGGGCCCTATGTTGGAAGAAAACTTCCGCAGAGAAATGACAATATCAAGAGGAGATTTTAGCCCATTTTGGACCAGTCCGATTAGTGCTACAATGCTGGTGATCATTGGTGTGTTTATAGCCTATAGTGTATATGGGTTTGTGCGTAAGTTGACCATTAATTCCCATAATGCTATATAATGTAGTTGTAGTAGAAAATTAACAATAACTTCGGAAAAGGATGTATATGAAAATTAATAAGTATGTAGTAAAAGCAACCGCTCAAACCTTGGGATATTTCGCATTTGCTGCTGTCGTTGGCATGATAACTGCTGAAGTATTACTGTATATTCAACCAACTGCGACTCAGGTCATTGGAACTCTTTTAGCTGGATTCTGTCTGTTTGCCACATACAACATGATTAAAATCCAAGCAGGTATCTTAGAAAGCCAAGACAAGATCAAAGAGAGTTTAAAAAATAAATAATTTTATGTTCGAAGATACCACTCTATTATTACTCTGGCTTGCTTGCACGTATTTTATTGTGCAACTCATTATCGGGATTACAAATCATTACAAATCCTCTGCGGATTTACTACACGACCAACTGGTTAAACGCCTGGATGAGATTGTACACCGTGTCAAAGTAGAAAAGCATAACGATGTTTATTACTGGTTTGATCAGGACAACAACAAGTTTCTAGGGCAGGGCAAGTCCGATGAAGAGATTATCACTGTACTTAAATCACGCTATCCCGATCACATTTTTTACTTTGAATCATTGAATCATATCCTGTGTGCCAAGCACAACTGGATTCCACAGTCGACCGATAAATCTAAATAAGCTATAATACTTACTATGACAATGCATCTAGAAGGCCCGTGGCTCAGTACCACCGGTAAAAAGAAAGGTCCCAAAAAGTGGGAATCCGCTGAAGCTAAACATAAGGCCGAACAGCGCAAGACTGACTGGGAACTCAAGCTAAAAGAGTTTGATCGAATGAAACCTAGATTTAGTAATAACAAGCCTGCACCCAAACGCAAAACTGACTGGTCTATGGGTGCTCCGCGAACTCCACCCGGTCGCGAAACTCCGCACATTGCCAGTCGAGATACTGGATGGGTTGCTTGCACAACTGCGCCCAACCAAGAATACACCGGTACCAAGGTACTTGGTATTTCTACCTTACACAAATCAAATGGTATTCCTGTGTTTAGCAACGAAGAAGCAGTTGATATCAGTACCATGCGGCGATAAATAATATACATATATAAAGGGGAATTAAAATAGCAAAAGAAGATACAATTGAAATGTCGGGTATCGTCGAAGAATGTTTGCCAAACGCTATGTTTCGAATAATTCTAGAAAATGGACATAAAATTACTGCCACAATCGGCGGTAGATTAAGACAAAATAATATACGCATATTACTAGGCGACTCAGTTGATGTTGAAATGAGCCCTTACGATATGAATCGCGGTAGAGTGGTATATCGTAATAAATAGTAGTATGAACGATATACGCAAAACAATAGACCTCCTAGAAGCAAAAGAAAAAGGCAACCTAGAGCAGATTAAACTGCCTTATGCTCGTACAGCATTGGCTCCTGTAATGAGTTCTGCGCTTATTGATTTGCACTATGGTAAGTTGTATAAAGGATATGTTGATCGCTTTAATAAACACGAAGGTGATCGCAATTTCAATGAAGCTGGTGCTTATTTGCACAGTATATTCTTTAGTCAATTTAAACATCCTGGCGTAAGTAAACCGCATGGACAGATTTTAGATATTATCAATCGCCACCATACTAACTTTGTAGACTTTAAAAAGAACTTCAAAGCGGAAGCAATGAAGATTCAAGGGTCGGGTTGGTGCTATCTAAGCAAATCCGGGCAAATTAAAACAATACACAATCATGCAAAACGTACTGACATAGCACTACTAGTTGATATGTGGGAACACGCTTTTCAAAATGATTACGGTAGTAAAAAAGACAAGTATTTAGATAACATTTGGCGCATCATTGATTGGGCCGCTGTTAACCGCAGATTATGATAACAATAACAGACTCAGCAGTAGTAAAAATTAAAGATATCCTGGCAGAAGAAAACAATCCTGACCTTAAGTTACGAGTATTTGTACAAGGCGGCGGTTGTTCAGGCATGAGCTATGGATTTACCCTAGACGATACTCAAGCCGAGGATGATTGGGATATCGAAGTTGATGGTGTAACTGTCTACGTAGATTCTATGAGCAGTAATTACCTACAAGGTGCTGTTATAGATTATGTCGAATCTGACATGGGCAGTAGTTTTAGCATCAAAAATCCCAATGCTGTAACATCCTGTGGTTGCGGATCTAGCTTTAGCCCTGAGTAATACTCCTACTTAATTCCAAACCAAAACTGGCTTTGCCTTATATGCGATAAATAACGTATATAAGGATTAATGAGCTATGGCATTTTGGAACCCTAACCAAATTATAAGTATTAACGATGGTACTCGACCTAACGACGGTACAGGCGATGATATTCGTGATGCATTTATTAAAGTTAACGAAAGTTTTGCTAATGTGTCACAACAATTGGCACAGCCAATTCAAGACTGGTTAAATGCAAACGTTCAACAACAACTAAACACAAACTACGTCACAACTAGTAATTTGTTTGTTGCAAATGCAACAGGCACCACTGCAAGTTTTAGCGGAAATATCACCGGCGGAAATGTAACTGCCAATAATGGATTTTACAGTTTAGGCACCAGTATCCACAGTGGTAATACCTACGTAGGCAATATTACTATCTCCGGAACTAGCCAGTTCAACGGCAATGTCAGTGTTGGTGCAGCTATTATTCCCACAGCAAACTTAACCTACGACTTGGGTAGCCCAAGTAACTTCTTCCGTAATTTATACACACAAGGTTTGGTTCAGGTCAATACTGTTTCTTTACAATCAAGTGCAAGTATCTTAGAGTTACAGCCAAACGTTGTTGTTGGTGTTCCTAAAGACGTTGGTATCTTGGGCCAATATAACCAAGCTGGTGCAAACAATTTCGCATACTTTGGTTTCCAAGCCGCAACAGATAATTTTATCTATTACCAAACTCCATTTAATGCAACTACTGGTAACAGTATTAACTATGGTGGTGTGTATGGTAATACCCAATTTGGTAGCCAATTCTTAAGTAATACAACTGTATCAACAAGTACATCAACTGGTGCATTAATTGTTGCAGGTGGTGTTGGTGTTGCTGGCAACGTGTATGCTGCAACTCATTACGGTAACATTGTATCAACAACTGCAACCATCGGTAACGCTTCTGTTACAGGTAGTGTACTTGGTAATTTATCTGTCACCGGAAATATTTTTGCATACGGCGGACAAGTTCTTACAACTGGATCAACCGGATTTGGTACCCTGTATACTGCCGGTGCAGCCATCACAGGCAACATTGTTTACACTTCTGTTACTCCAAGTACCAGTACCACAACTGGCGCTGTTGTTTACTACGGCGGAGTTGGTATTGGTGGTAACGTAAATGCGTTTGGTTTTACTGGACAGATTTATGGAGCACAAAACAATATTAGTAGTTTAAGCATAGGCAGTGGTAACACTACAATTAGTAGTTCTGGATCTATCAACACAAACGGAATAAGTGCAACATCAGTTGGTGCAGGTACAGTAACAGTTACTAGTCAGTTAAACATGTCTGGTGCAAGTATCAATAACTTAACTAGTTTAGCCACGTCCGGTAACATTACTGCTCCTTGGTTCATTGGTAATATAAGTGGATCGATTGAAACTGCAACCGGTAACGTAACTGCTGCATATTTCAATGGTAATGGTATTGCATTGTCTGGAGTTGCAACTACTCCACAATTAACAGCCACAAATGCCAACGTAACTGCCGCCAACGCCGCTATTGTTAGTGTAAACAATGCATGGCAAGCTAATACCGCAGTATTATATACTAGTATACAGACCAATAATGCTAACGAAGTTACCTTAAGTAACCAAATTACCGGTGCCAACGCCGCTATCGTTACGGCTAACGCCGCAGTGGTTAGTTATGTAAATACTCTAAACACCGCAATGATTGCCAACGTTGTTGCTGCCAATGCCGCTATTGTTACAGCCAACACTGGAATGAAATCATATGTTGATGCAGTTACTACAGCATGGACAGCCAATGCGTCAACGCAAGAAACAGAGATCTCTGGATTACGTGCCAACATTACAGCCGCTAATGCTTCTATTGTTGCTAGTTCATATACAAATTCCAACGTAGCCGCTTACTTGCCTGGCTACAATGGTAATTTAGGAACAGTAACACTATCTGGATTAACAGTTCCAAGTATTGTACACAGTGGCACAACTGGTACAGGTAATATTGGTTCTGCCGGTGCAGCGTTTAATACAATTTTTGCCACAGCAACTACAGCACTATACGCCGACTTGGCAGAAAACTATGTCGGCGATGTTGAATACCAACCAGGTACCGTTGTTGTATTTGGCGGTGACAAGGAAATTACAACCACTACAACATTTGCCGACGCACGTGTTGCAGGTGCTATATCTACTAACCCAGCATACTTAATGAATCGTGAAGCAGAAGGATTACCGTTGGCCTTGCGTGGACGTATTCCATGTCAAGTTACTGGTCCTGTTACCAAAGGTGATAGCTTGGTAACTAGTCAAACAGCAGGATATGCAGTTAGTGT